GTAGGAACTCCCCCTAATCCTGTTAGGGTATAAGTAGGAATATTCAGTACGTTAGAAACTAATGTAGCTGCACCACTTGAACCTGTAACTGTTAAAGAAGTAATTCTGTTAGTATAAGCCGTATCCCAAGTTGCAATAGATGCAGTTGTTGGTATTTCGTAACCAGCAGTTAGACTAAATACTCCTGTAGTGTTAGTATATGTTAGTCCTGTAGCCGTAGAAGATAATCCCGTTAATGTTATATAATTAGAACCGTTTGTTAGTTGGCTATTATTAGTAGGAATTGTTATTACTCCTGTAGTAGAATTATATCCTCCACTACCTGCTACAAAACTTAATGACGCTAATGTTATGTAATTAGAACCGTTTGTTAAATGAGTGTTGTTTGTAGGAATTGTTATAACCCCTGTAGTGTTATTATACGCTCCACTTCCTGCTACAAAACTTAATGCTGTTAACGCAATATAATTATTTGGATTAGTTGCATCATATTTTAAATTTAATGCAGTTTGTGTGGCTGTACTTACTGGCTTATTGGCATCTGTTGTATTATCTACATTTCCTAAACCAACCATTGACTTAGTAATACCCGAAACGGTACCTGTAAATGTAGGCGAAGCCAAAGGTGCTTTTAAATCTAAGTCTGTTTGTTTAGCTAATTTGTACCAACTTCCTGCGTGGGCATAGTATGCTGCACCTGTGTTGTGGACGTGTGCAAACATTCCGTGCTTTGTAGTTGCAGAAGGTAGGTCTACTTCATCTGTATAGTATGTCCAATTTAAATCAGCACTTGCAACCGTTCCTGTTGGAAGTATTACCGTTCCTGTAAAAGTAGGGGATGCTAATGGTGCTTTTAAATTTAAAACATTCTGTAAGTCAGTCTGATTAGACAATGTTCCTGTGATACCACCCCAAATCGTTCCAACCGTAGGCGAAACCTCGATGTAGGCGGAGCCAGACCAACGATAAATCTTGTTAGTATCTAATGCAACGTATATCTTACCCGTCTCTCCTGTTGCAGGTAGTGCCGCTAAGTTAGCAAACTCCAACACATCGTCTACATAAGAAGGTAGCTGTGTAGAAGGAACTAAACCCCCTCCATCTAAGGAAGCGTAGCCATTAGCTATTCCTTTATTTGCTGCGTTTTCGGGGGTAAACCCTAGAGCAGCAGTTACATTACCACTTGTGATGCCCGTTATATACCCAGCCCCATTTGTTAAATGTGTGTTGTTTGTAGGGATAGTTATAACACCTGTGGTATTATTATATGCTCCGCTCCCTGCTGCAAAACTTAAAGAAGTTAAGGCAATATAAGCGGACGGATTCGTTGCGTTGTAGGGGGTATACGTTAACGCAGTTGTAACATCAGAACTTGTTAAGGTGATTGCACCAGTCCTTGTATTAAAGCTCGTTACACCGCCTTGATAAGCGGGGATATTTAGAACTCCTGTAGTGTTATTATAAGTAGCACTTCCACTTGTTCCTGTAGTAGTAAGACTTATAGCAGCTCGTGCCCTAGCGTCTGTGTAATAAAGGTTAGTAACCTCAGTAACCAACGCTGTAGTATAGTCTCCCGCCGTAGGTGTAATAGCCCCTGTTCGTGTATTAAACGAGGTAACACCTGCTGCTATAGTCCAACTCCTATCAGCAGACAAGTCAAAGCTAAGTCCATTAATGGTTAGATTTCTATTGGTAGGAACTGGCGTATAAGTTAATGCTGTTGTGACATCTGCACTAGACAAAACTATCGCACCAGTCCTAGTATTAAAGGAGGTTACGCCTCCAATATAAGAAGGGATATTTAAAACCCCCGTTGTATTATCGTAAGTAGCTGCTCCTGTAGTTCCTGTAGTAGTTAGACTTATAGAAGTCCTAGCTCTAGAGGTAGTAAAGTATAGGTTTGTATTCTCAGGTACGTTTGCAGTATTTAATGTAACTAAAGCTCCTGCTCCTGTAATATACTCAGCAGATGTACCCCCCGCTGTAATAGCAAGCGTACCTGCAGTAGTTATAGGAGAGCCTGATACGCTAAACGCAGCAGGGACAGTTAAAGCTACACTTGTAACAGTACCTGTGTTAGCAGTAGCACCTGAAGCAATCCCATCTAACTTAGTCTTGTCAGACGCACTCATCGCTCCCGCACTACCTGTAGTAGCAGCGGCTAAAGATAATGCCTGCGTAGAGATACTTAGTCCATTAGCAGTACCAATCGTTACAGGGTTATGAAACCTTGAGTCGTTACCTTGAGCAAATGTATTTATTAGTGTGCCAAAGGTAGGCGAGTAGGTAATATTATTATTTGTAACTATAGGCACTAGTGCCGCATTCCCCGAAGCAAATGTTAAAGTACTTCCTAGTGGAACAGCGTCTGTATTTGTGCCGTCAGATATATTGAATGAATTAGCCCCCGAAACAGCTAACGAAAATGTTAGCATCTTAGTTGGCTGGGGGGAATATGTTCCTGAATAAGGCTCAAGTATTGACAACAACTCTCTTAGGATAGGCTCAGAACCATCTTGTGTGGTGGTCTGGTGCATAGCAATCAAGTGAGAATATAACGCAATAACTAAGTCATACTGCTCACTTAATAAATTAAATTGGGTGTCATTAGTCCCCTTGTATGCATCTATAATTACCCTATAAGCATTAATCTTTTGAACTAACTCTAGTTGATTAGGACATTTTCTAATATCAAACGTCTTAGAGAAAGTTCTTGTATATAAGATTGTTAGCCAAGCGTTAGAAGTATGGGTATATGCTACAGATACAGCACTTGTAGGAGTATAAACCCCCTCATAATAATTTGCTCCAGAAGCAACTGTGATTGTATTTGTTGACGTAGATGTTACAGGAGAACTTCCTGACACCTCAGAGGTACTAGGAAAGCTACTTGATATAGTTCTTGTAAGTGCCCCCGTAAAACTACCAATAGGAGAATAAGACGTAAGGTCTTTAAATACTACCTCAGGAGTAATAACATCTGAGAAGTTAGTAATTCCGTTAGTAGGCTCAATCCAATTAAAATCAAATGTTCTTACTAATGGGGTCTGCCCAGCAGAAAGATTATTTATAACCGCATAAGATATAATATAAGTACCTGTAACTACGTTGCCACTTGCATCTACCTCACAAGGAATATCTATAGGGTTTCCAGCAGTAGATATATCAGGAGTACTAAAGTCAGGTAAGTTTCTAACAACTCCGTTAGGAAACTCTACTTTAAAGCATCCTTTGCCGTATGTAAAGCCTGTTGAGGTGTCTGTTAAGCGAATAACTTTTGTCGCAACGCTTATTCTAAACTGTATATTGAATGTTACTGCCATATCAGAGCCAAGTATAATTTGTGTAAATATACTATAATTTATTAACCTATAAAAAAAGAAAGAGACTACAATATGTAGCCTCTTCTAATTAACCTAAACCAAACAAAAAAATGCCAATCCTGTGACGGATTTAACCTAATCGGTTCTTGATAGCTTCTAGCTCATCTGGGGCATTCTCTTCTAGGTAGTCGGCTAAGTCCTTAATGTAATTCTTATTCGGAGCTTTCTTGTACTTCATTAACTCCTTTCCTGTCTCAGACCAAGAAAATACTTGGGCGTTAACGTCGTTCTTAATTACACCTTTCTTGATAGCTTCTTTAATCATTGTCTCTAAGCTAAGTGAAGCCCTCTCAACAATATCCATAAACTCTTCAGGATTCTCCTCTGAGAAGTCCTCTAATTGGTTCCGAATCTCTTCAATTGTCTCCGCATCAATTCCTAATGCCATTGCCACTTCCTTCGCCCTCTTGTCATCTAATTCTAAAGCTGTATTAACTGCCTTAACAATTAACTTGCGTAAACTTCTTTCCTCTATAGCTTCTTTCTTGTTGTCAACTCTATAAAAGATAGCTTCATTGTCAGCATTCCTGTCTTTATTGGAAGAATTAAAGTTACATAATTCTATGAACTGGTAAATCTTCTGGTGAACAGGATTTCCGCCGTTTAAGAACAAATATCCAAGGTTTGTCGCCGTAAAAACAATATTTAAAAATACCGGATTCCCGTCTGGATCTGTTCTGTCAACAGCAGCAATTGTAACGAAATCCCCTTTAGTCTTGTCGTATACCACATCCGTAGATGGGATTTGATAAGCTGATGGAATTAAAAACTTTCCAAAATTGTCTGGATCAGGTCTTACATTAAGTACCCTGTAAGTAGCCCTCTCGTCTGGCTTTAATTTTCTCTGCATTGTCGCAGAAAATTGATTGTATTCTGATGCTTTCATCTTTATTATTGTTTGGTTTTATAATTGTTTTTTAAAAAGAGGAGAATTTCTTCTCCTCTTTTCTGTAACTACTTGATAATCACTAGATTGAGTACTTAATGAAGTGATCATTTCCAATTGTCTCTAACCCCTCTATGGATGTGTACACTATATCAAGTGTATCTGTATCGTTAGTAGGAGTTGGGGCAAGCCCGCCGAGCATCTTCTCTCTAAAACGAGAATTGATACCATCAGCCATTTCCAAGTAACGTACTTGCATACGATCAACTTGTCCACCACCTTGCTCAACCTTGATCTTTCCTGCAGGTACTAAGTAAGCTTCTTTAGTGTAGTTTACGTTAGTAGCAGTAGAAGTGATTTGAGGATGAGATAAAGCGTTCAAACGCTTCTTATGGAAAGTACGTCCGAAAGCAGCAATAGACTGAACGCCTAATGCGATAGCTACATCTTTCTTACCACCAAAAGATGCATAATTGATAGCACCGTTTACAAACTGAGTTGCAGCAGTGATAGTAGTATCAAAACCATTATCAAAGTCAGCACCAGCCCATAATTGATACTCAGAAGGGCAACGGTTAGCGTCCATCAAACGAGACAAAGCAGATAAGTCAGATAAAGCAACTGTACCAGCAGTAGCAACGTTAGAAGTAATCCCTCCAGCGTTGATGATAGTATCACGCAATCCACGAGTTGTGTTAATAGCGTTACCAGCAGCATCAGTTAAACCAGCAGACTCACGTCCAAACAAGATAGAATAAAGAATATCCATTCGATGCTTCAAATAAGCATCGTGTTGTTGCTTTAAGAAGTAGTAAGGCTTGCCTTTAAATTCAACCTCAATCTTAGAACCGTAAGCGATATCTGTGATAGATGTCTTAGTCTTGAAGATTTGAAGTTTGTTAGAACGCTTAATCAAATCTGATTTACGCATTGTGTTAGAACCAGTACCTTCAGCATATGCATTAGAGAAGAAAGATAATTTTGCTCCAGTTGCAGCCGCAGGAATTGCGTCAGCAGAGTTAACAGGCTTAACAGTGATAACAGGATCAGTAGCTGAAGATACAGCTGATACATAACCTACAACACCGTTAGCAAATAACATTAATTCTCCTACTACCGGCTTAACAGAAGTTGAACCAACAGCAGTGATATCTACAGAAGCACCAGCAGCACCCGCAGATGTACCTGGAGTTTTAACTGTAGCCGTAGCATACAAGAAGTTGTTTTGTACAGTAAAGTACTCAGTTTGAGCAGAAGCTTTCGCCTTACCTGTCCAATCCATTACGTCTAACATAGACGCTTCTTCATCATAGATGTCTAAAACATCCTTTAAAATTTCACGTTGCTCTAACGTGTTTGTAAAAGAAACCGTACTTAAAAAGGTACGATCTATATTTCCTGCTCCAATAGCCATTTTTCTTTAAAATTAAAAGTGAAAAAATTATTTTTTAATAACTTTCATCTCCTTTAAGAATCCAATCTTATCGTCATACGGATTGTCGGAACGTTCCGTTTGAGGGATATCTTTTGATTTCAATTCAGGAGTTGCGTTTTTCAACTCAGATTCCATCATTTTCCTGCCTAAAGATTTTCCATGTTTAATTAACTCGCTAACAAATAAAGTAGGGTTTTCTGCAAATGCAACAACCTTAGTCCATTTAGCCCAATCAATTTGTCCATCTTTAGCAAAAGTTGACAAAAACTTTGTCTGATCCAATGCATAATCAACAACTTTGTTAGCATCATCAATTTGGAAGTTAATCCCTTCCCCATTGGCTTCTACTTTAATCAAATTGTTTTTTAATACATTTGAAATTCCAGTTTGAACAATTTCCCGGCTTTTGCGCATTTCCGATTCTTGTTGTTCTACAGAAATTTCTGGTTCAATGTTTAGAGGCGTTACAGATTCCAAAAATTCTTTTTGGTTTTCTTTTAGAGAAACTCTAAGCTTATTAGCATCTCGCTTTAGCAAAGCTTGTCCTATCTCAGCATCTTCATCATCAAATGCCTCTAAATTATATTTCTCAAGTTCCTTTTCAAATAAACGAGCTTGCGCCTTAGGACTTAAATCAGAATTTTCTTTTTCAAAATTCATCTTTAAAATGTCAATATCGGCAACAGTATCGTAATTTGTGTTGGTGGCTTCTAAAAAAGGTTGCAGTGTACCAAACTTCTCGTAGTAGTCTACAGCTTTTTTTATAAAGTCATCCTTGAATTTATACTCAACTTTTTCAGATTTATCCTTTATCTCTTTTGAATCCGACTCATCAATTAATGCCGTATCGGCTGTTTGATCTTCCGGAGTTACATCAACTTCAATATTTGATTCCTCTAAATCAGTACTTGTATTCTCTTCATTTAAAGCTTCATCTTTCTGAAGCTCATTATTCTCAATATCTTCAACAACTCCATTATCTTCAGAATTAATATCTTCTGTAATAGTTTCTGCGGTAGTTTCCGCTGCTGTTGAGTCTGTTGTTTCTTCAATTATAGTTTCCCCTTTATCTAAAAGTTCGTCTAAGTTTATAGGGCTTTCGCTCATATTAATTTATGTTTGGTTGTGCAAATCTATGAATTATTTATTTAATTCTTTAGTTTTTTCGTCAGCCTTCTTTATTTGAGCAATATACTCTCTTGAAGAAGCCTCTATCTGGCTCATATTAATCTTACCATTTATTACCATTTGTTGTATTTGTGCTTCTAATTGCAATTTGGTAGTAATAACTTGAGCTTCTAATTCTTTCTCTTTTTGAATCAATTGCAATTTAGCTTGCATTTCAACTTGAATAGTCTGTTGCTTTGCTTGTTCTGCTGCCATTGCTGACTGTTGCTGAACTTGTGCGTTTGCTTGTTGCAACTCTAAGCTTCTCTTTTGTGTCTCCTCTTGGTTCTTTTTAATCTTACTGCCAAGTAACGCTTCAGCATACTTTAGATTGCTAACATTTTCTAGCATCATTGCGTCAGCCAAATTAATTTGTTGCGTTTGAATAGCTAAATCGATTCTTTGTCCAAACTTTTCTTTTTCATATTCGTTAGGTTTTTGTTGGATAACTAAACCACATTCATATGCAGAAACGTTTGGATCTAATTTAAAGAAATTAACACTATTGGTTCCTAGTGCTCTAGTGAAGCCTTCTATTGTTCCATTTGTTGCCGCGTCTTGAATTCTTAATGTTAACGAATAACATAACCTTTCTAATAATTTTCTTTCTGCTCTACGCAAGAAGTCTAATGAATTATTAGTTGACTCAGATGCATATTTTGCAACTCCTTTTAATGTTCTTGGATCTGGAGTAGAACCGTCAGTAATCTCGTTGAATCCTAAAATGTCGCGTAACAACTGAATATTGTTTGTGATTATCCCAAAATACTCTTGAGCTTCACCGCCAATACCATTATTTAATTCTTCAATAGGCTTATAGTTACTTGCTTGTCCTTCTTCGGAAAGTCTTCTGTAAACAAGATTACCTGTTTGATTATATAAATCAATAATCTCCATAGGCTTTAATGCTTGCCCTCCTCGTCCTAATGGGACTCCTTCTAACGCACCAAGCTCAATCATTATACCCCTTGGCCTAGCTCTTAACATTACGTTTTGCAATTTATACCAAGCCATTTGTATTTGATCGGCAATTGCTTTCATCTGATCTCCTAATGAATAAGTACTCATTTGGTATATATTAGGAGCAACAATATGATATGATAACGACGTATCAGTCATTGATGACTTGGCGCGCTTCATGTTTGTAGCTAGTTTGCAATCAAAGAATATATCTGAATCAATAATCCATTTCCCTTGGTAAACAACTTTGTAATCCGTCTTAGTATATTTCTTTTCTTTCTTTGCGTCTTTTACTTTAGATGCTCTGCCAACAACAACGTTTCCTTTTGAATTAACCCTTTCCTCAAGGACCATGCTATTAGTGGAATAAAATTCCAAATCTAATACGCGAATTCTGAATCCATCATAATTTTTATTTTGGTTAGAATTCATGTTACGAAGTAATCCGGGATTCCCTAATTTGTTAACATATCTCTCTGCTAGTATTTCATAGTCTGCTTCAGTAATTTGATCCCCGGCTAATTGCTTTAAATCAGAAATTGTTATTTCAAGAACTTCGCCTATATATTGTACGTCTTCAAAGTGAGGATCAATAGAATAAGACGTAACCATATTAGATGGGTTTACTCTTCTTATTTTAATATTACCCTCTCCGTCAAAATATTCTTTGTAACCGGTAATTCCAATATCATGAAGATCTTCAATTGCTTGCTCTCTAATATTATCAAACTTGTTGAGGTTCATAATCAATTCAAGAGCTTGCTCCATTTCAATTGCCATTCTATGCTTATACGAATAATCCATATAAGTATCCAACTCTTTAATACTTTCAGCGTCAATTTCTGCATCTGGAATCATTGAGGGATCTAACCCTTGTTTAGCAAATTCTTCTTTTAATAAAATCTTTGCGGCATTCTGAGCGTAAAACTCTTTTTTATCGTCTTGTGCTAATGGATCAATTGCATCTATTGAAATATTATAATCTGCTTTAATTAAAGTTGCTAATGCAATTCGTCTAAACTTTGGGATGATAGGAAGAATATCCCAGTTAATGTTAATCCAAGATTGATCTTCGTTAGCGGTTTGATTAGGTTGAAACAGTTTTTTATACCTTGTAATCGATTGCTTCCCTAACATATATAATTTTATCTCGTGGTATTTATCCCTTCCGTTATACAATTGATTAGGATAGTAAGTTGAGAAATCTGTCCAAGCAGATTTTATATATTGAGAAATCCAAGACTTGTCTTTCTTAGAGTTTTCTACTAAGTGACTTGGAAAACCAAGGATTTGTTTTACGTTATCTTCCATAATTAAAACGGAAATACATCTCGTATTTCGTATAAAGTTTGTTTTTGTTCAATCCTTTGCGCAAATTTTGATTTGCTTGAGGCAATTAACGTGTAACCACTTGCCATCGTCGCATCAAATTTAGTTGTTTTATTAATATCAAACATCAACCAATCCTTTAAAAGATTTATAAAAATTACTTTATGTACATTGTCTGTTACATAAGCTTCAATCTCTTCAGCTATTTGCTGATGCGTTTTAACTGTAGCCGATATCCCATATTTATTGGCACCCGGCATCTTTGTTAAAAACCTATCATAACCCCTATATTCAAAGTATTTAATTAACCCTACCTTATTGTCTTCTGGAAGTATTTTACATCCAAAAAAATGAGCAAGCTTAATTATATCTTCATAAAATATTTCCGCTTTTTCTGGGCGATTTAAATATTCTACTAAAAACGTTTCACTCAATTCGTCCATGGCATCAAACTTACGATAAACATAAGCCGCCCCATCGGATCTATTTGTTCCAGTTGTGATACTATGATCAAAAGGATCGGATCCAATTGCATACTTCCTGTCACTATCCGGTTCCTTTTTACTTCCGTATTGCTTTACCTGGTTGTAAAAATCTGTGTCAAAAGGATTAACCTTTTTGTGAACAAGAAATTTACCATTAGATGTTTCCTTAAAAACAACCCTGGTATCTCGCTCTCCTTTTTCCCACATGAATTCACCTTGCAAATATAATTCTTTTTTATCAATCCATGATATACTTTCTATTTGTCTATTTAAAGACATCGCATCAAATAAACAACTCTCTGCTTCGCTAAAAAATGCTTCCTCAATAGTAAATGGATTCTTTCTAATATAAGACGCTAGTGCTCTATGGTCCGACTCAAGAGCCTCCCTTGCATTTATGTAATATTCTTTTGCCTTCTCTTCGTCACCATATCCAAACTTGTCATAGAATAACGTCTTATAGGCAGGCATAAAGTATTGGTACAACCCAGACATAGTTCTTCCATTGCCGTCCCTAACAGATTGGTTTGAGGCTTGCCATAAATTTTTAAATGACTCGCCACCGTCTTCCATTTCCTCAACAGTTGTGGTATAGAGAGCCTTGCCAATTATCATTTCTTCTTGTTGTAAACAGAACTGAACAACCTGGTGCCTATCGTATACGTTTACATTCTTTGTTTTTCCCGCTTCATCAGCAAGGTATCTATGTAACTTTGTCCCATCATAAGCAAACTTGTCAGCAGATTTAAATGTAATCATTGACTCCAACTCAACCTTTTTTTCAAAATCAAAATCTGCAGCACCCCTTTTATTTGTTTTAAAGAAACGAAGTTCCCCCTTGGGTGTCATCCCTTTTTCAGTATCATATATTGGTACAAAAAAATCAGGTAAGTATTTAAACGGCATTACAACTCCCTTGGCAAATACGTTATCTCTTGCATCATCAAAAGTTTTGCTTTGAATCCCTGCATTCTTATTCTTACTTCTAGACGTTAACTCAAACAAGAAAGCTCCTGCCCTCATCGTCTTTCCTTGACGACGCTTTGTTACCTCAATCATTCCTAAGCATACTGGATCTTGCATACAGTACTCTAAGAAATAAAAGAAATGCAAATCAGTCATTCTAAAATCAGGATACCCCACATCAATCTTCCAGTGAACCAAATAAAAATAATGCAATCCAGTAACATAAGTCCCTTTCCCATTATTCATAAACCAAAATCCATTAAGTCTTCTATCCCATTCCTGATTACGATACGATTGTAATTCAGGATTGTAGTAATCGGGATTAGATTTTTGTGCCAAGATTTCTTTCTTACGCTTAAGCTCGTAATCTGCTGGCGGGATAGGACGCTCCCAGTATTGGTATGCGGGTTTTGCAGAACGTTGAATAATATCCCTAGTTTCCCATTCATTAGTTACAATATTCCAAACAACTCCATTAGGAGCAAGATTAACAGTTATGCCATTAATCTCAATCTCCCTATTTCTTTTATGTTTACGATACATACTATAAATTAGCTATAGACTCAGGTGTAATATTCATTATATCACTTTTCTTTTCTTTATTATCTCCAAAGATTTTATCTTCATAAGCATCAATCCTTTTAATAATTGAATCGCACTCATTCATTAACTTACTTTTAATCTCAAGCGCTTGCAATTTATCCTTATCATTTTTAAAATTAACAATAGGTGTTAATAATTCTTGTTGGTATTGCCACAATACTTCCTCGTTAGCCGTCAGTATAGCCCATACCTTGGACGATTGGAACCTTAGATAGGAGTTTATATACCCCAGTATATTATCGTGGCTTAAATCAAAGATTTTATCAGTAGCTGTTTTTAATTCAGCCATCTCAGCACACTCCTCTTTTCTTAAGTTGATGTCAGGGATCTTTAATCTCATAGGAGATTTTAAATCATACAACAAAACAACGTATTTAATAATAGGTACCTCAGAAATATTAATGCTTCCAAAGATTTGCTTAACCATAACATTGTTTTGGAAATTCTTGTCGTTAATAGGTAACGCTAAATCATCAAATTCTTTTTGCGTAAATGTTGCCATAATATGTTTATTTTTTTAGCGGGCGCCGGCGGACCGTAATCCCTTCTTTTTTTTTCTTTTTCACTAAGGAAAAAATTCTTTTTCCTTTTTTTGAAAATAATTGATAATATATTTTTTATTATTAAATCTATTATTATATTCTATTATTATGTGGTGAGATCTAGAGGGAGGGTGTAGTGAGATCTAGAGGGAGGGTATGCCTAAATCTCACTAGGGGGTATAGTGAGTTCTCACTAGGGGGTATGCCTAAATCTCACTAGGGGGGTACCCCATTCTTTTACCTAAAATATCCTCTTGGCGTACCGTGTAGTACTCTTTTCCCTCAATCTTATTTTTAAAATGTGAATTTTTTGCAAGAATAATTTCATCATTTTGTTTTACATCAAGTTTATTTTCTCCAATAAATGGTTTTCCAATAAATTTTAATTTTGCAACTCTAATTGATGAAGTTTTATGCAAACTCATTACAATTCCCGAAGCACTTACTGTTGCATTTATCTTTTTCGAAAGTACCTCCACCTGATTATATTCATCCTCCTGCTCAACCACTTCTTCGCAAAGTGTCCATGCGCCAACAGGTATAATACGACTATCCCTAACAGCACAAAAAATCCAATAATAAGGTACTTTATAATAGTTCCCATAAATACAATTTGTTTCGTCATTGGTGACTAAGTAATGAAAATAAATTCTATCCCCAACTTTTACCTCTTTCTCAATTTCAAATCCGTTCTCGTTTATGCATTTTCCTTCGGGCACCGCTATAACAGTACCATATATTTTAGCATGATGTGTGGGGTTAAATAATGGATCAATATGAAGTTTCATACTGCCATATTCTATAGTGTCTTCTAACGCAGAATCTACCCTAACTATGACAGTGTTTACGGGTGACTGCTTAAGCTCGTATGTAAGCATTTTATTATTTGTTTGGTTTGTAAACTCAAAGATATACTATAAAAAGTAATTTTCATAGCGTAGGCTTATGCGTCAAAGGTTATGGATTAAAACGCACGGGAGCCAAGCCAAAAGAAGAAACGCAAAAAAAATACTGGGTGGCATTACCTTTTTGAATCCAAAATCCTAATTTCCAGGTCCTAGAGCGTGTTTTCCTAAAGCATAAATATGTTGAAACATATATTTTTTCCATAGATCTAATTTTCTCCAGGATAACAATGCAAAAAAGAAAAACGCTTCCAGGTTTTACGCGGGAAAATAAACGCCTAAAGGTAGCTACGCTCCAGGACGTCTATACGCTTCACATATTACATTTAACCAGGGACCTAGGATAAAACTATTCACCAGGTAAAAACCCAGGTAAAACAATCACCAGGAAGAAGGTCCAGGAAGATAAAACCCAGGGAATAAATACCAGGTAATTGGTACCAGGTAAAGCCTAGGACCTGGAAGCATTTACCAGGTTAAAACCAGGTTTGGACCTGGAGCGTAAAACCAGGTAAAACGCGTAAAATCATATAACTTTTTTAATAATTCATTGTACTATCATTTTTTCGTCTACAAATTTGGCTGTTTCGTCGCGTTTATTTTTGATATAAAACCGTTTTTGTATTGTTTCGGGACATCATTTAAACAAAAAAATATATTAATTATGAAAAAGGTCCAAACATTATTTCAATCAATTTTATTTATCCTATCATTTTTAGCCTTAGGACAAATATTTTATTTATTACTAACTAGAAAATACGACAGCGAAAATTTAATAGCTATCCTCGTTTTTTCTTTTCCCGTTTTACTATCCTTTATACTTTCGGGGAGTTTATTAATCAATCGTAAATAATTCTTTAATCCTTAAAAATCTAAAAACATGAAAAAGCCCAAAAATCAAATCTTCCAGGAATTAAAAGAAGTAAAATTTAGCCCTTATAAATTTATCCTGGACGAAGCGGAAAACTTAAGAGAGCTAAGAAGTGCACTAGCTTATAATTATTCAAAATATACATGCTTTGAGCGTCAAAGTAGTGAGCGCAAAATGTTCCTAGGCGAGGTTTATTTCCCTAGTGAAGAGACAATAAAACGACGTCTTTACGTCCTGGAAATTTTAGCGGAGCAATTCGGTTATAATTTAGAGCGTTTAACCTGGTAACTATGGAAGCATTAATAATATTTTTAGCGTCTTTTTACTTATCATTTATCTATCTATTTGCCTGGAACAATCACCAGGATAAAACCCAAAAAAAATGAAAAATTATAGACTTACATTTAACGGAATTTATTCAAACGTAATTTTTACGACAATAATTAAAGCTAAATCCATGCGGGGAGCTGAACGTAAAGCCAAAAACCTGGAGCCGTTTACCTGGACATCTAGGACTATAACGGACCTGGAGCATGAATTTAATTTAAAACTTGACAAAATAGAATTTAATTATTAATCCAATCATTTTAAACAAAAAAAATCAAATGAAAACTATCATAGCACCAAACGGAAACGAATTACAAATTTCAAATAATCTTTTGAGCAAAGGAGACACGAACGCGAAACTGATTAAAAACTTTTTAGAGTCGCATATTTTATACCTTAACCCCTGGAAGCAAAACAGCCTTCAAATTAATCTTTGTGCCGGGGCTTCAGATAGTTGTATTCAAGTTTGTATTTATACTACCGGGCGCGGTGTAATGGCACCCGTCCAAGAAGGAAGGACGCGACGGACTGAGCTTTATATTCAGCATAGAAATTACTTTTTAAACATGCTATTAAATGAATTAACGAAGCTTAACAAAAAAGCTTTAAGAGAAGGAAAACAAATTGCAGTTCGGTTAAATGGAACGTCGGACCTGGATTTTATTGCTATCCTTAAAAACCGTTTTAATATTGATATCCTGGACGCGTTTCCTGGACTTGAATTTTATGATTATACAAAGATTTTAGGGAAGGTAAAAAAATATGCGGGGACCAGGTATAAATTAACTTTTTCGCGTAGTGAGACAAACGAATTGGAGTGCATAGAAGCGCTAAACCTGGGCGCTCCCGTTTCCGTAGTATTTGACGACAAAAAGCCAATGCCTAGTATTTATTTAGGGGCTAAGGTTATCGACGGGGACCTAGCCGACGACATTATGCTAACTGCTGAACCTGGAACGATTATAGGCTTAAAGGCTAAAGGGAAAGCGCGCAAAGATAAAACGAGTGGATTTGTAGTAATTTAATTAATCAATTAACCAGGTCCAGGGGCTAAACTTCCTGGACCATAAATAAACCAAATATGAAAAACGAAATAGAAATTTTGCAAAGTAAACTAGTAGAATTTGAAGCTAGGGAACAAAGATTAAGGAAGCTAGTCCAGGACCTAGTCCAGGTGACAAGCTACGAGAACTACCAGGAAACGAACGAGGAAACGGACGAAGTTACTACCTGGAAGCTAGGAGAAATCTATTTCAATTTAACGGATTTAGCCATCTGCGATTTTGACGAAGCTAGGGACCAAATGATTTCTAGGGACCTGGACGCGGACGACATACTAGGAAGCAACCTAGATTTAATCACTACGTTCCAGGACTATCTAGTCCCAATCCTAAACGAATTAAATTATTTGACGGAAGAAAATTCCTAGGCTAAAATCCTGGGGAATTTCCGCTCTCAACAATACTAACCCAATCGCAAAAATAAATCAATCAATTAAATAATTTGAAAATGAAAAACCAAATAAAAGATTTAAGTAATTTCTCAGACATGGAATTATTAAATGAACTAGAGAAGCGCGGGCATTATGTGGAAGACACGCCGAGCGTTATCGACGTAGAAGTCGCCATGAGTTTATACGGAATAGGATACAATGAACTCAAGTTTAATGAGAAGCATGAAATCCTAATGACTGCAGTCAAGAAATCAAAACTTTCAAAAACTAGTGTTTTCGATCAAATGAGTATAGAATTAGAAAATTGGATAGCATATATTAAAAACTAATCATGAAAAACATTAATTCAAATCATGTAGCTCATTTAAGAAATGAATACATCACAAAGATTTTTAACATAGTCAAAGAGCAAAATCTAGGCGGGACTCTCTTAAGCTTAAAGGAAGCCGACGAATTTAGGTGCTTTCAGTTGGTGCCTACATACGGAGAAGATAGCGACATAATTAGATATGAGCAGTTTGAAGCCAATGAAATAGAGATAGCAGAAAACGTATATATTTTAGGCAATAATTCGGAAGGTAGTTCTGACTGCATATTATTAATGGATTTAGATATTATGGAAATAGCCATAGTCCTGGACATATTAGAAAACAAAAAATATTTTTAACTAAAACCCAAAATAAATTAACATGAAAAAGCATTTTTTATTTGGCAAGCATGCCATCAACGTTTACAAAACTAAGGGCATCAACGCGGTTGCCGAAATATCTAGAGACGGGTATGATATTATAACCTGGAATAACGAAACGACAACTCCTGAGGACCTATTAGATATATTAATTCCCTGGGGTGAATACGTCCAAATCAAGGAAGAAGAACTAGCCTTCCTTCAAACCAAATCCAACGAATACAAGTGGAGGAAATTATTTGAAAGCATAGACCCCGAAGACGAAATGAATGACGGTGAAATCCTTGATTTTTTAATGGCAAATTATAAGATTCCTGAAGTACTAGAAAGGATTAAGTTAACGGAAAACGATTACGTTTTATACAACCCTGAAGCCTGGGAATACGAAAGGTTTGAAGACGATGACATAGTAATCTATACTTCGCTGTCAGATGCTTTAATACACGCCAAAGGACGAAGCTATTACGCAGTAAAATGTTTGTCTTTAGAAGAGGAAATCCAAAAAATATTAATCAACCAAATAAATAGAATTCAAAAATGAAAGATTTAACAAAAGAACAGCAATTAATGGTAGAGTCATTGGTTGCACATTTCACAAATGAAAACGGAAAAAAAGAGGAGCCTTACGTTTTAGAAACGGACATAGACTTTAGCGCTCCCGAACTTGGTAAACAGCATAGCGGATACGATTTTAAATGTTACGACGGGTATGCCGTTGGAGAAAATGAAGTTGTCGAAATCATAGTAACATACCCTAAAATGATAGACTTAACTTATTCTGAAGTTGACGCATGTATGGATTTTAGGTATGGATCCGATCATATGAGATATGATTATGAAATTCACTTTGGTGATGTAATGATGTTAAAATCAAAACTTAAATCCTTTAGACTTTTATAGCGATGAAAAATAACCTACAAGAAAACACCTGGCTTGAAGTGTATAAAACTTGTGCAGATGAATCAACTGAGACAATTGCAATGTTTTTATCCTTAAAGGATGCATCTGATTTCGTTGATAATTGGCTTTACACATATGGCGAAAATTTAAATATTGATTCATGGAGCGGGAATGGGGTAAGCATACCTAGAAGAATAGGCAGAATCAAATAACATTATCCTTGTAGGTGGGCTAGGTAAACCTTCATTAAATAAAGTGATAGAAATAAAACAAGAAGACTTAGAATATTGGCTATCGGGCGCGCTCGAAGGCGGTTCAAATTATTGGTACCTAATAATTAATGATTACGATAGGAGCGGGTTTGATAAGAAGCTTTGTACTATAGATAACTTTGCCAAATCATTACTTGAGACGCCCAACTTTTCGATCAAAATATATGACATCGAAAACTTTAATGAGGACGATGATTTAGATTTAGATCCGAGCGGTGCATTACTTGGCGAAATATCCTTAGCAAATATTGTTAGGGGCATGGACCTAATGAAGGAAAATTATAGGGATATGTATGATAGACTTTTAAGTGGTGATTACGACGCGGACGATTGCGATGTATGGCTCCAATTAATAGTAATGGGCGACGTAGTATTCTGCTAGGACGTCTACAAATTGCTCGCGTTTGTCTATAAATTAAGACTAACTAAAGCATTAGAATTACCTTTGAATTATAATTAATCGAACAATTAGCCACCTCCTGGTGATATAGGTTAACCAGGTTTTGTAATGTTAGGAAGCGAATATTTTGAGTATTATTTAGTTGAAGAGGAGCAAGAGTTTTTTAGGAACAATTTGCTTAATCAAAAGACTGAAAGTTATTTATGGGAATACTTAGATAGGGATTTTGATTCCTTTAAGGATTTTCTCACCCAAGCATTTTGGTTTAAGGAAACTCCCGAAGGTAATGAGTATTGGGAATTACTATGTAGCATTAGAAATGATATGCACGAAAAGAAAGTAAAGATTATCCAGGATTTTATCCGTCTTCAAATTACAGATGAACATCAACTACGCAAGTTATTGTTGCGGGCTGAAATGCATGTAAGACAATATGGTACAAACGAATTTTATTATTTTAGAGATGAAGAATAGAGCAAAAATTATTAATGCAATCAAAGATTGTTCCTTAGAGAAGTTAGATATTAATACATTATTAGATATCGCGTCAATGAATGACGAAGAGCTTGTACAATACCTGGCCCTGGAATTATATTCATTAAAGTATGAGTATGAAAATCTTTTAGACAAATCAATTGTCACTGAGAATACATTGTTTGAAAAAGTTAAAGAATTAGAAATCAAATTAGCCATCAAGGAGACATGTTAAATTTTAATATTTTATTAAATCCTTTTACGCGTAGGATGTTAATATCATCGCGGATCAATAAGATAAGCCATGAAGTGGTAATCGAATACGGAGATTTAGACGAATGGCATGCATTTATGTTTGACGATGAAGTGTTTGATATCCACCTCTTATACGAAGGAGAATTAGAAATTAGCATTTATAGGGTAACGGAAGGTAACACCCTGGTAAATAAAGATGATTCAATCCATGTTAAATATAAAATTATTTGCAAGGATGAGTTTTAAAGAGAAGCCTACTAAATCAGATTACTTTTGGGCGTTTATGTCTTATGTAATTTTGTATTTAGTATACAAGTTAATAGTCCCATAATCACGCGGTAGTTCCGCTCTCAACAATTTAATTAAACCAAATGAAAAAAAGATTTGTAATAGAGGCTATTGCTATAGCCATTTTAATCACATGTTTATTGGTGATATGGATTAACCTTACCATAAAAGAAAAAGAGGTTTATATCAAAGGGCATGTGCCGTATGAAGAGTTTGGCATAGAAACGTCTAGTGATATCTATGTAGATAATATGCTTAAAAGACCATACACTAAAAATGGCAGATTGGTTAAGTACAAAGGTGAAGAGTAATTAAAATTTATAAATATAAAATCAAATAAAAATGGAAAAAAGAATTGAGTCGACGGTTATTTCTCGTCATGGAAACCTTATTAATATTTATGCAGTAGAAAATCCTCTTGTTAGGAAAGAAATGCTTAAGCCCTATAGCTCTTATGAAATTGAATATAGATTTGGGGCAAATGGTTCAGATACTTTTATAGGAGAATACATTGATTGTACTCCCGAAATGAGAAGTCTAATCTTTACTCATCCAACGAAAGGAGAAGGGAGAAGAATTATTGTTCCAACAAATAATATTATTAAATTACGTCATTTGTTTGATAAATAATTTGAGTTATATTTGTGAGTATTATTTTGAATTGCATTGAGGGATGTGATTCAAAGTATAGGCTAAAATCCTATCGCCCAAGTTTCTTCCCTCAAGGACTTGGGCATTTTTATCTTCAATGGATCTAGAATTAATGGCATTTATGGCGGTAGTTAAAGTTAAGCTGATTCATACTCAAATGGACCTGGCTGACTACCAAAAAGCATTATCATTTGCAACTCCCGAAATGGAAGCCTTTGATATTTTATTAAAAAATGCAGAAGAACTAGTAAAAGAAATTCAGTTTTACGAAAATAAATTAAAAGAAATATGAGTTGGTTTGCGGTGATTTCTTCGGAGATATTAGTGCGAAAAGATTTGTCTGCTAATGAGAAATTATTGGTTGGATTAATACAAAGTTTATCCCATCAAAAGGGACATTGCTTTGCAAGTAATTCTTATATGGCTGAATGTATTGGAATTTCAGCAAGTTCGGTTAGGCAATACCTAAAATCTTTAGAAGATAAGGATATTATTACTAGGGATTTAAAGAAAAAAGAGTCTGGAGAGGTTGAAATAAGGGAAATCAAGTTGACTACCCCTCTGCCGAGAAATCACCATACCCCTAGTGAGAACTCACTACACCCTCTGCCTAATTCTCACCCCCCCTCTGCCGAGAACTCACTACATAATAAGAGAGATAATAATAAAGAGAATAAAAAAGAAGAAATAGTTAACAATCGATTTGAGGAATTTTGGGAATTGTATGGGAAGAAAGTAGGTAAAGAAAAAGCAAAGCTTAGTTGGATTAAACTAAAAGAAAAAGAAAAAGATGATTGTCTATTGGCGATCCCGAAGTACACCAAAGCTAGACCCGATATAATTTATCGAAAGGACCCTGAGCGTTACTTAAAAAATAGAGTTTGGGAAGATGAGATTGTAGGTTCCAATCTGAATATTAAATCAGAACCAATTGATCAAAAACAATTTGAATTAATCATACCAGACAAATGGCTTTAAATAAAAAAATAGTAATTGAAGATTTTTTCCTAGAGGAGGATGTTATTGCATACCTACTAGAGAATTCTCACATGGTTCAAGATGCTTCTAAGATTATAACTGATAACTGCTTCGTAGACTTGTTGTTTAAGGCATCATTTAACGCAATGGTTGAATTATCTATTGACAATAAGGTATTCAATCGTTACGATGTTTTTAGATTGCTTAAATCAAAGAATTTGTCTATAGGTGTAGATCCATCGCATTTGCTAAGTTTGTTACCTAAGGGCAAAGTAGAGTTACCTAAGGTTTGCGGTGAGCTAAAAGAATTAGAAGTTAAGAGGATTGCTAATGACTTATCAATCTCTATTCAACAAAGTCTAGCTAATGGCGACGACATAACAAAGCTTTCGAGCGTAGTAGAACTAGGGTTGGCGGAAATTCAAAATGGTCCGCTCTCAACTGAAATATATTCCCTTGACAATGTCTATGAATCCGTAATGGATAAAATGGAAACCAACGCTGGGGTGCTTAAATTTTCGGGCGTTGACACTGGTTCGCGTAAACTTAATTACGTCCTTGGGGGTTGGCAACCAGGAGTAACAATCATTGCAGCTCGTCCTGGTATGGGTAAGACTATTGCTGGGTTAGAGCATGCGAAATCTGCATCAAAGACGGGTGTTAAAGTATTATTTCTTTCGTTAGAGATGCCTAAAGAATCATTAGTTTATAGATATATATCTAGTGAATTTGAGGATTATAAGTATTCTGATTTAAAGGCAAATCGTATTAGCAAAGAAGATGTAACTAAGATTAGAAATTCTAATGCTAGGGTCCTTAAGCAACTGCCTATTTCGTTTTACGATTCTGATAATCGAGATGTTAACTATTTGAATCTACTATTGATTAAGGAGTGTAGGAAGAATGGCATAGGACTAATAGTTATTGACTATCTGCAATTAATACGCGACAATCAAATCAAAGATCAAAGTGACTTCGCCCAGGTATCATCCGTATCGAATAAAATTCAGAAGCTTACTCGCAAGTTAGGGATCCCAATTGTAGCGTTATCTCAGTTATCCCGGAGCGTTGAATCCAGGGCAAATAAGCATCCAATGTTATCCGATTTAAGAAGCAGTGGTAATATTGAGCAAGATGCAATTGTGGTTATTCTATTATACCGAGACGATTATTATAAATACGTTGAAGCTAAAGAATCAAATCAGCCCGTAGCTCAGATGGACAACAAGCTATTGTATATTATTGCCAAGAATAGAGACGGAGAGGTTGGCGATGTTAACAGAATTGTTGACGTTAAAACAAATAGGATTGCCGATGAAGAATCAGAATTGTTTGGATTTAAGGAACCCCAGGTAGCATTTATAGATTCAGCAATCAATAAGATTCAACCTAATTTTGATGATATAACAATTAGACCATTTTAATTATGACGCCCAAAGAAAAAGCAGAGGAATTGCTATCGCATTATAATTCAATTTTAATTAATGGGATGAATCACGGAGGAGCAAGAGCTTATGCTTCATATATATGTGCATTAATTGCAGTAGATGAAATAATAAAATTCGGTAACGAGCAAGGCATTAGAGAGCCAATGATGTATTGGTATAAAGTTAAGGAGGAACTAGAAAAACTATGAATATATATAAAGAGTTAGCTAAGTTTAAAAACGTTAAGTACCACGACGAATTCCATAAATACTATATTGGAGAGCAAGAACTTATTAGCGGGACCGGGTTTATTGGCACGTTTAAGGAGAAGTTTGATTCTGCGAATATGGCAAAGTCATCTGCTAAGAAGAAAGGTGTTTCAGTAGAAGAGATCCTTTCTGATTGGGCTTTTAAAGGTAATTTCTCCAGGACCAAAGGAACGCTTCTGCATGATTATGCTGAAAACTATTGGCAAAATAAAGTGTATCCTATTGACTACAAATCATACGAGCAAGAGTTTGGAGAAGGATTAATGGAGGGCAGACTTAAAGAATGCCTTAGGATGTTTCATCAGTTCTACGAAGACTCAAGTTCCGCTCTCAACCCTATTGCATTAGAGCTTGTGGTAGGAGACTCTGAAATAGGAATTGGTGGTATGGTAGACGGGTTATTCTGGAATCAAAAAATGGGAGAGCTTCAAATATGGGATTATAAAACTAATAAGGAGATTGCAGAATTTTCAAAGTATAGGAAAAGAATGCTTGCACCAATTAATTTCTTGCAAGAATGCGAGCTTGAGACTTATTCTATTCAATTGAATCTTTATAAATATATTATTGAGAAGAATACTAATCTTAAGATCGGGAGATGCTACCTAATTCACATTCACGAAGAGCAAGAAAAATATAATGTTATCGAATGCAAAGAATATCAATACATCGTTGATATGTTAATTAATCATAAATCAAAACAAAAATGAAAGAAGAAATTGCCGATTTAATTACAGATGTAGGAAGCTCCATAGAGGAGGCTTACAGAAGAGGACTAGAGAAAGGTGGCCTAGGGAATAAAGCTATTCTTGATTCTAAGAAAGATATGCTATCAAAGTTTGATTTATATGTTCATAAGAACTATAGAAGACTTGAGGATGCAGAATATATTTTATTCATAGATAAAAACGACAAGTGGGAAAGAGCACACTACAAAGAAAAAGTAATTAAGAACTTTTTATTATCATACGACGATGAGGGGACAAATTAAAGCAAGCAAGGAGATACAGAAGTATCTAGACCTACACGGCATACCGTATCTAAAATTAGATGGGACAATAAATCTGCTAGTAATGAGGGCTAATAGCAGATGCCACTATGCGGTAATTGAATTTTTTGAGATGAGTGATGACTACTATCGTTCTGATAAAATGAAAACCTTCACGTTCAGCAGATTGTGGGGGACAACAAAAGAAACAATCGTAACAAGATTGAATAACTATTTAAATAATTAAATAAAGTGGCAATTCGGAAATACCGAATAACCACACAATGTTAGATAATCAAACAATGGAAAAGAAAACAAAATTAAGTCTATCGACTAACGACACAACAATGTCAATCGAGTTTGACAACTGGGATATAGACCTAGACCAATACTTTCAAGCGTTTAAAACACTGTTAGTTGGGGTAACCTTTACTGAGGAGCAAATAGACCATTGGATTATTGATGAAGGAGAGGTATTGGCTTCAGATAAGGAAATTGATAGGGCTAAGAGTAATTTATTTTAACATTAAACAGATTTTACAAAACGACGGCTATTTGCAGAACACGCTTTATGTTATGATGATGGAAAATTCCAACAGTAATTGGGGCAAAGTCATATAATGAGGGTAAAATCCAACACATTATATGCAATCGGGTATAACCATTTAATATTTTGAATAATTATATGTAATAGGGTATAAATAAAATAAATTATGACAAAGAAAATTAAATTAATGCACTACAGACTAGACGACGAGGTCTGCGTTGTGGACTACAACGACTTGAAGGTCTCTTACTACGGGAAGAACGGGCATCACTACAACTTATTAGGAGCAGTAAGTGACAGAATAGAAGCTTTCTTAATGAGAAGGAAGTGGAATAAGATTACATCTGCTACCTTTGCTAAACTAAAAGAAGAACTATATGTCGAACAAACTAATTAATGCGAAAAGAATCATCTGGTACAAATCTAAAGACACTATATGCTATAGGTTTTTTGGTTGGGGAATTTACGGGATTAACACTAAAGCTAGCTGGATCCCATTTTCGATCAAGCATGGCTTTAAAAAGCTTCCAATCATAAAAGGATATTACATTGAATTCATGATACCACTATGGCTCCAGAAAATAAAGAATCGTATTACAGCCAGGCTATCACTTGGGGAGAAAAATACTTATGTGAGAATAAAGAAGCGCAATCCTTTAAAGTAAAGCTAGGCGAAACAATCTTAGATGACTTACACTTTGTATCAGTCCAGGTTGAAAGAATTAAACACAATGTAGGAAGAGAAAAACAAGGAGCATATAGTAGGCTCCGGGAGTTTAAACATTTCTACGAAAAGATTAAGGCAAATAGTTTGCTTGATAAACTAATTTAGTTACCTTTGTGATATCAATTATATAATATAAAAAAATGAAAGCAAGAATCGGAAATTTTATTAAGGTAAATAACGAAGGTAAAAAACCTTCTGAAAACAATTATTATTATCCAGTAATTTTAAAGGACATGAATTCTGGAGGCAGGATATCAAACTTTATTTTCACAGAGGCAGAAATTAATTCAGCTTATGATAGGGCGATACGAAACCAAGAGGATTGTTTAGAAAGAAGTTTAACGTCTCATATCCTGGATTAATGAATAAGCTACAACAGATATTAGAGAACTTCCCAGACGAAGGATTTATAATAGTAGACGGATATGATAATGCAGTCATAGGTGTTGACACAAATAGCACTCCTATGCGTTTAGTATATTCTGTTAGCGAAATGATTCAGTGTCTAATAGATGAAGGAATGACTGAAGACGACGCAATTGATCATTACGAATACAATACCGTTAGATCTTTGCCATATGTTGAAAATGCTCCGATACTTGTTAACACAGATTTCTTTTAAGTAATGTACCACAAGAAAGATAAGTTAGATTGCCCTTGGTGCGGAAAATTATATGAAGAGGAATTTGCGGAAGCAAATATCGCCAAGACAATTAAATGTATCGAATGCGAATATTCTTTTAGGATAAAATTAAATAAGTCTACCTACATATCCCTTAATAGAAGATTAGACAATACAGTAAAAATATCTAGGAAGCAACAACTTAAAAAAGACAAAGAGTACTTTGACAAAATAACTAATCGTTACATTAAAGAACTCTTAGGGAAACAGAATCAAGAATTATTTGACGAGGTATTTACGAAAGGAAGATTTGAATGGGTTAGAGAGGTTAGAAGTAAAGTTGTTTTTGAATGTTATGTTATGGGTTTAAATATAACAGAAATTAAATCATATTTTAAAAGCAACGGTGGTAGGATTAGACCTGAAACAATTAAAAATTATATAAGTTAAATGAGAAGATTACTTACAGACAACGAGATTCGCAATATGGTATGTTACTATGCTAAGTGCCAATCTCTAAGGGATTTTATAGATGAGAAGGTTGTCTCTTCGCAATTCCACTATCAAAAAGTTAAGCAATATACCAATCTTCTCATAGGAGAACTTGAAACCCAAGTTGACGTTATAATGAAAGCTAATGGAGGGGAAGCCCAAGCGGATGTATTAGATCAATTTGTTAACGCATCTATCCAGGCTGATTATTTGTTTAATGTAGCATTAAAACTTGAAGGAATTGATTACGATAAAAAAATGGAGTGTACAACTAAAATATCTGATATATTAAAAAGTTATGGAATCGAATAGCGAAAACATTACAACATTTACCGACAGCATAGTGTTTGATACTATCAAGGATATGGCGGCTAGGGCTGAAGTAGGATTGAATAAGTACAATACTACAATGGACAGAGAAGATTTAATTGCATCTGATTGGGTTCAGCATGCGTATGAAGAAGCTTTAGACATGGCACTATACCTTAAGCGATTAAAGAAAGATATGCTTGCAATGGAAGAAGAATTAAGGGCATTCAAAACTCAGGCAATGATTAGATCAAAACTTGCAGACGAAGCTGTTAAAAATTCTACTTGCACAACAACTAATAGTGGCACGAAACTTGTATATGATTTCGTACCTAAACCAAATGAAGCTATTACCGGCTCAGACGATAGTACCGTAAAAAGAGCCTGGCATTTTTGATTGATAGTACCATATATTTTTTTGTTTAAAATTATTTAAAACTACTTGGCTTTGCTGGGTAGTTTTTTTTATTATAAATAATTTGCATTATAAATATTTTTAATTACCTTTGCAGAGGTAATATTAATCAAATGAAAAGAAAAACATACAGCGATGTGCTCCGCCAGGCGGAGGCTATTGCACAAAATCCTTTAAATAGGAACCGTAGGGGCGATTTTAACGAACCTACTAAACGTAGAATAAGTAGATTATCTTTGAAGGTAGCATACTTATCACAATTTGAAGTAATTAACAATTAAACCAAACAAATTTTAATCATGGCAAGAGCTGACGAGTACAAATCAAAAACAGAATCTCCAGTTAAAAAGTATTTATCTTGGAGTTCAAATGAAAAGTGTTTTACCTATTGGGATAAAGAATCTCAATCAAACAAAAAAATGGAAGTCCCATTTTCGTTTGTGCATTTATCTGACATGTCCTGCATTAAAGGATGGCATGATGCATCTTCTTCTGGTATTTACTCCAATGAAGTTAAGAATACTACAAAGGAAGAATTAAATGTTCGTGCATTTAAGGGTGGTGATTTAATCAAAGGCATGTATCGCGACATTAAAGAAAAAGTTAACGCCTTAGGAGGAGATTATCACGCAAGCATTTACGGTTTTGCAAACGGAGAGATCGTTAATATCTCATTTAAAGGAGCGTCTTTAAAGGCTTGGAGTGATTTTGCAACAGAGTCTAGATCATTGTTTTTATCTAGCTTAATTACTGTATCTGGGGCATTAGACGCAAAAAAGGGATCTGTCAAGTATTCTGTTCCTGTTTTTGTGGTAGGGACTGGTATATCATTATCAGTTAGCGAAGAGGCTGAAGACGCTCATACGGTTTTATCAAACTATTTTTCGGCAAGAGTTGTTTCTGCTGAATCACATCCATTAGAAGTCGTAGCCCAAGAAACTAATATCCCAAAGTTTGAAGATGCCCCAGTTTTTGAAGACAATCCTTTACCTTTCTAATATGCAAGATTTAGTTCAATTAAAAGATAGCCCTTTATTAAATGCTAATAAAGATGAAATGAGTAGCATGGTTAGTTCTTATATTCAAGAACTAGCTATGCATGGGGGTAATCCTGTACTTGATTTGGCATTGTGCAAAAAGTACATATTCCTTCTTGAGGAATTATCTAAAAATTTAACTCCTTTTGCTGACGAAGAACTTGGTAAGTTTGAAAATGCCGAAGCAAAGATTGCTGGCACAGAATTAAAGCGTGTTGAGTCTGGCGTTAAGTATGATTATTCTGACAATAAGGTTTGGGGAGAACAAAAATCTAAAGTAGACGAAGAGGTATCAAAACTTAAAGATATTGAAACTTTTGCTAAAGGATTGAAAAGTAAAACCACCATTGTGGATGAAACCACTGGAGAAACATTCGAGTACTTCCCTCCGGTAAAATCAAGTACAACAACTGTTAGAGTTACAATAAAATAATTATACCATGAACCAACAAAAAGAATTTAATAGTGTCTGGGAGAATATCTATTTTCAATTAGAGTTAGCCCACAAAAATAAAATCGAATCAGCAAAAAATCGTTTTGCAAAAGAAAAAGAAAATGAGAAATATAATAAAAGAAATCAGAACTGAACTTGGGATGACTCAAAAGCAACTTTCCGAAAATGCGGGATTTGCTACGGTTCAACAAATCTCTGGGCTTGAAAATAACCAAAGAGGTGTTGGATTTAATTTGTTGTCAAAAATAGTCAGAACTCTTGTAGTGAATGGATATGATGCTTCTTTAGATGTAGTGTTAACTATTAACAGCAAGAAGATAAGAATACATTGATTAATCCTAGTAATCTAAAACCAGCCGAAAAGGCAGATAAATTAGTGGAGCTTGCCCTATATAATGGGCAGGTTCCTATTATCTTTTATTTTCTGAATGAGTTAGCAGAGAATACAAATCATGCAAGTTTTGATGATAAGTGTTATTGGAAAGATGTACAAGAAGAATTCAAAATAAGTATTGAAGCAAAAAAATGGAAAATGATAAGGTAGATGAGATTGTATTTGAGTGGCACGATATAGATGTATCACTAAACAAGTTCTTTGCAGGTAAGCACTGGACAATACGCAACAAGATTAAGGACCAATTCCATTCTTTGTTTGGGAAGTTACTTAATGGCAAGTATAAGAAAGTTAATGAATACTCTGTTAAACTAGAGTACAATAGCAGATTAGATCCAACAAATACCATTATATTAATCAAGATTGGAGAAGACTTCCTTAGGCATATTGATATCCTTACCGACGATACTAAAAAGTTTTGTAAGGGAGTTACAATTATTCCCGTATTAACAATGGGAAAGAAACACTATAAAATGACATTCTCAATTATATCTTATGCAAATAAAGAAAGTACAACTTATACCTCCTAGTTCATACCAGGAATCAGTAGCAGATCTTTTTTCAAAAGAAGTATTTTATAACACAAGCAATAAATCAGTCTATACAAATACAAATAAAAGTAGCCCAGAGAAATTGATATCAGGGATTTATCTTGGGAAGTTAGCTGAATTTGCTGTATGGAATTTTCTTATTAGCGTTAAAAAGAAAGCATCATTCCCTGACGTATCTATTTTGCCGGCAGATATGAAATCTTATGACGCAGATATCATTAGCGAGGGGACTAATATCCATGTTAAATCGTGTATGTCAACATCAAATACATTTCCAATAAGTTGGTTGTTTTATCCAAACGATCCCGTAACAATAACGCCACAAGAAAACGACTTCTGTGCATTTGTTATATGTTATCCAAGTAAAAGGTTTGAGGGGTATTTCGCCAAAGCAGTTGATATGATAGTAATGTATAAGGATCCCAAGTTAGAACACTTAAAAAAGAAAGTTATTTACGAAGAAGATTTAATCAAGTTAACATAATGGAACAACAAACAAGATACAGAATATCAGTAGCCCTAAAACGATTTAAAGATTCTTTAAAGCCACATACAGGACAAATATTAGAATATGAATCTGTGCCATTTACCGTCTACACAAGTAGCGACAAGTATATAATATTAGATGCTGTATTTTTAGATTCTAAACAATATTTAGATACTATGCGAGTGCTAGACAAGACTAAGCCATTTATATGTAAGTCTTGGATTCCCCATAAGAAAGATGGGGTTGAAACATATCCTGAATACAGCGGAATTATACACGGAATAATACACAATGAATTTACTTCTTTCCGCCCCTAGTCTTACGATCTCCTGGCATATCAGTCTTAGAACCCCTGTTAACAGAAGCTTTTTTCATTACAATGCCATTCTTAGTATGACTAGCGTCCTTGCCATCTCCGTTTCCGTAGGTTCCTTTGTCGCGATTAACCTTAACTAACTCTGCTCTTTTAGCACGTTGTTCTGGTTGTGCATTATACTTTTTTTGATAAGCATACTTCTTAGCCTGTGATTCCGGATTCTCTTTATAGTATTGTGCTGAAGATTTCTTTTTCATTCCACTATCAACTTTTATGATTCTGAGCTACTAAGATACACAATTCTACGAAATATTTCTGGGTAAACGTCCACTTAGCGTAGTTGATATCTTTGTGGAGCAGTTGGATATTTCTTTTAATATAGCCCTTATCGTTGTTAATCCTGTCAATAGATACCATACCATTCTCTGTATCTGTATCAAAATCTAATGGGATGCCTGATAATGCACACTTCTTGTCTTGTTTGACGTAAATAGCCCAGATATATTTAATATCAAATCCAAATTCTCTACCCTTCTCTAGTGCTTTTCTTTTCTTGGCATCAAACCAAGATATAGGTATTTCTTTGTACTTACCTTTACTGTTCTTACCTGATTTGTTATGGCAACTTATGCAGACGGTGTTATTTTTAGTTGCCTTAGCAAGTTCGTACTTAGCTGAGTAGTATTGTTTGTTACCGCAGGACTGACAAAACTTAAACCACTCGGTTAGTTTGCCCAATGGTTGTTTTCTTTCTCCCACCAAAATGTAAGGTCTTGAGTTTTATCGTCGTAATACTCTCCTACAAAGTCAGACTTATATATACTATGAATATTCTCATACATCGCTAGAGTCAAGATAGGTAACTTTATCTCTAACGTGTTCTTGATAATGTCTACAACTTTAGTGTAGTTGCCTCCTCTTATGATACCCGCCTCTACTAATAATATATTCTTTTCGGCTATGCTATTTAGATTGATTCTAAACATCTCACACAACTCTTGTATAAACCTGCCGTTGAATGTCTGGTCTGGATAAGGAACGTCAATTCCAAAGCCGTCACATATCTCCCCATCCTTCGTTAGTTGATGTCTAAGGTACTGTCCTATAACAGATGAGTAATCCGTAGAAACGGTAACTATTATTGTATTAGAGGCATCTATGCCAGCAGATAGGAGGCTATCTCTTAGTGTGTTCATTAGGCGGAGTTCGTCGCTCCATTCTACTAAAAGCTCCTTCCTAACTGTATCCATAGCTACTTCTTTTTTTTATGGGTATTAGCAAAGTTTCTTGCAGCTTCTACGCTTCCAAAGCCCCAAGCCTTTAGGGCAAGTGCTTTTCTTGTAGGCTCTCCGTTAGGTTTCTTCATTGGTCCAGCCATCCCCGCAAACCTAGCAGCAAAGGATACACGTCTAGGATTAGTTCCTGCTTTAACAGGGGCTTTTAGATTGCCCCCAGTTTGAGCATTATAGGACGCTCTGCCCTTAGAATTCAAGCCGCCCGCCTTGTTTTGTCCTTCTTTTCTTGTCCAAGCACCTGTCTTCATTATTTTTTCAATAAATTAAGTCCCTTTAATTTTGCAATAATCTTATTAGCTTCTTCTTCAGCTTTCCCTATTGCCTCCTCTTCTTTGTCCTTTATATTCCAATTACTCAGCAATATACTTATATGCATTGTTTCGTGCATCACAGCAGTTGCTTGTTCGCTAGGAGAATATCTTTTAAATGTTCCCATATTTAAGAACACGAAAGGCTTATAAGGAGCTTTGGCTGTTAGCTTCTTGTCAGCAGGATCGTAGTTTGTCAATCCATAGATGTACACTCCATTACCTTTTGTCTTATCTACCTCTTCTGCTTGAGCATCTTTTATATTAAGCCCGTGCATCTGCTTGACATTGTAATATTTAAAGATATCGGTAGCATCCTTGCCTACAATAAGAACATACTTGCCCATATCATAATGCTTTACTTTATTAGCTACACTAATCAGGCTAGTGCCTTTCTTTGATTTCTGTATATCTATTAAGTTTACCATTACTTCTTCTTTGCAGTCTTAGCCGCTTGCTTAAATTGCTTTGCAGTAGGTGCGCCCTTAGAGCCTACCTTTCTCATTGTTTCGCCTGAGCCAGCTTCGATACGCTTCTTCTTGGCGTGAATATTGCTATACAATCCCATTTTATTATTATTTAAAAGTTAATCTATATAATGTTTGTTCTACTAATCCATTAATTTCATCCAAAATGTTTGACAATGCTGAATTGCCTAACACTAACATTCTAGCACCACCCGAGATATAATCTTTAAATGAAGTTAAAAATGCAACAGGGGCATCCATTGTATATGGTTTAACTTCCATATCGCAACCTAACATAATACGTCCGTAGCATCCTTGATATGATTCGATAAACTTATCCATTAAAGGATTAAATGCTTCATAAAAATCACCTAAAGCTTCGTGTTCCGAAAAAGAACTTGTTTGGAAGTGGTATACCTTTGCTTGTGCAGACGCCTCTAGCATCTCGCATAACAACTCTTCTTGAGGATTTTCTACTTCTTCAGATTCAGAAACAGGTTGTGAGTAGTCACTCATTAAGGTGCCAAACGCCTTAGAAGCTCTGTTGGCTTTTTGCATTTCTATTAAACTTGCCATAACAATTTTATTTTATCAAAGTTACAATTATTTTTTCTTTTTCATATGCTTAAACATCTCAACTTGTTTTTCGCGTTTTATGATTCCTGCTTTTGTTGGAGCAGTACCTAAGTTACGTCCTGTGGTTTTGGAAACTAACTTGTAGCCTCCTCTGATTTTCTTTATCATCTTATTTTAGTTCTTCGGGTAAATTATTAGGATCAAATCCTTCTGGATATCCAGTTTTAGGATCTATTGTTGGCTCCTTAGGAGCATTCCTTTCTTGAATCTTTTTCTCATCAGCCAATATTTGTTTGTATTGTTTAACAACAGCAGTTCCAAATCCAATATTACCTAGGTCTTTTTGCAAAGTTTTATTAGTCATTGGATCTTGTCCGCGTAAAGTAAACAATGTATAAATAGCCATTGCTTTTGTATGAGAAGTTTTAGCTTCATTCTTAATCAAAAGATACTTAGGGATATTGTTTGATAATTCAACTTTAGATCGCCCAAGCATCATGTCAATATATCCTTTGGCATATTCCTTATCATCCTTATTTAACGTCATATAATAATCAGATACATCTTTCTTTGCTTCAGTATATGGAAGATCTAGTTCCTTATATGATTTAAAAATAGTTTTTATCTTATTAGATACATTTTGTTTCTTACTATTTTCTATACGATTAAGTCTTTCAATAAACTTTTTATCTTCAGCCGCATCGTAATAAGAAGCATTCTTAGTGTTATCTGTTTCAGCACGAAGTCTTGATTTAAATGTCCCTAAGAATTTAGCAAGTACATTTTTAAACCCTTCTCCTTCAATGTATTTAGATTTAATTTTATCGTCAACACCGCCAGTTGTTAAATTAGTCATTTGATCTGCTACTGCGTACATAGCAGAAAGTAATGCCTGACTTTCTGGGCTAGTTAAGAATGAATCTTCAGATGCTTTCTGGAATCTTTCTGGAGAGATTTCTATTTGATCCTTAGTGATATTAGCGGCTCCCTTAGCCATTAATTTATAGAATGAAAGTATATCTGGATTCTCCTCTCCCTCTTCAGTTATAATAATATTTTTAAGATTATCTTGACTTAAAGAACGGTTGGTCCAAAGAGATCTATTTGTATTGTATTCATGAAAAAATTTAGCTGCTGGAGGTTCTTGACTTGTTACAAGTGGCACAAACATTTTTAATGTCTCCATCATTTCGTCTGCATAATCCTTATCAACCTCAGGAGGTTTAATACCCATCGCAGGGGCATAATGCTCATAATAAACAGCTTCCGCTATAGTTTGGAATACATTCCAGAATGCCTTAATAGGAGTTGGTACTTGTATCTTAGTATAAGAATGAGTGCCATCTTCATTCTTAAACGGGTCCATAATAATCAACTTGGTTCTCTTGTTATTTTTTATATCTTCGTTCTCCCAGTCTGGTCCGGCAACCATCATGTTATAAAGAGTTAATGCTGCATATCCAGCCCCAGATTGCATTATCTTCTTAGTAAATGCTGGGAAGTTATTCTTAATATAAGAGGTGCTTATTTTCCCTACTTGGAATGTAACATTAAAGAAAGGTAAAAAAGCATTTAAAAACTTAACAGTTCTACCACCTCTATGGAAATCCATTGCCGAACGAGCTTCGTATGCCGCTTGAGTTTTAATTTTATCAAACTCTATTCCAACAGGATTGGTGCCATTCTTTTTAGTATACTCTTTTATTAAATCATTTCTTTTATTCTCATAAGCGGTAAGCTTAGATCCTAATTCAGAGATATCACCCATAACACCTAACACATCACCAACCTTTCCTAAGAAATTAGAATCATAAGTAAGTGTATTCATTAATCCTCCCGCTTCTCCGTATTCTTTAATCAAGTTTAAAACCCTAGAGTTATCTCCTAATTTAGTTTTGGCTTTGCCAAGTCTAAATGAATTTGCTAAAACTCCAGCAAGTCCTTTTCCTGTTTGTCCAAATACTCCAAATTTACTAGAATATAAATTATTGTAATATACTTGAGAAAGAAGATCGACAGGAATATTACTTATAACGAATGCGGGGTTAATACCAACTGCCATTGCAGAAGTTATTTGTGCACCTAATACTTTAACAGCAGTTCTATAAAGGAAGTTACGGGTATCCCACATCTCTTCATCCTGGAATTCTCTAGCTAATCCTTCTTTTAATTGAATAGCATATCTTTTACCGTCTTTCTTAAAGAACATATTTCTAAATCCTGTATCTGGATCTAAAATCTTAGGACTTCCATCAACATTTATTTTCTGCCTTCCGTCTGCATATTTTTCAATGTTTGCATCTTTTAGCCAAGATAAATTCTTTCCAACTCCTTCTTCATATAACCAAGATATAGCTCTATTTGTAAATACTTTGTTAACCGCGGATACAAATCCCATCTTCAAAAGTTTCTCTGAATCTGTCATCATATATCCTTCGTCTCCAGATTTAATTCTTTTAATTTCTTCTTTAGTAATCTGAACTCCTCTAGTATTAAATGATGATGCAGGGGTATCGCCTAATAAGAATTTTAAGAACATACGAGGTTGATAATCGTAATTCTTATACATATCATACTCCGCTTGATCAATTAATCCATTATCATACTTGTATTTTAAAATATCTGAAAATGCTTTGAAGTATTTCTTAGCACGATCTTTTAACATTTCTAGTTCTTTTGGATTCTTTTCATATACAGTATCTTCAAGAAATTGAATTTGTTTCTCAGCTTCTTCTTTTGATAAACTAACTTCAGCACCACTTTGATAATCAGTAAATAAAGTATGGTTAGGGCGACTAACAATTACTCCATCTACCTTTTCTTTTCTAGCTCTTCTTTCATCAAAGTTTGTATCAATAGCAATAGTACGTTCTAAAAGAATAATATCATCAAGATATTCTTTTTGAGCGTTACTTAAACCTTCATATATCTCACTATGAGCATCTGCAAACATTCTTGTTGCCCAAGGCGTTGCTCCTGCTTTGTTATACATATTGTAAAGCGACTGGGCCATTCCTTCTGATTTAAGAAAGTCCTGAATGTTTACATTTCTTTCTGTTAACTCTTTTTGGATTGCTGGACTTATATCAGATAAACTTGTCTTCTCAGAATCCTTTTGGAATTTCTTTGCTTTAGCTGTACCAGACTTATATTTACTTTTCTTCCCAAATAATTGAGCTTTAGCAGTAACTTCTGAGGAAGGGTCTTGATTAACATCTAAAATTTGATCAGGATTAAATACCACATATTGTTTGATATTAATACCTTCCTTATCGTTTGTAAATAAGATTACACCTTCTTTATCAGTATTATCTAAAACCTGGTTCTCTTTGATGCGTACCGTCTTAATGGTATCGCTCTTGTCTGCAACGTGCTCTTCAACAGTTTTTGCATTCAAGAATACTGGCTTAACGATATCGCCATAAGATAATGCCGCTTTAAAAGAGGATGTGAAGAATATCCCTCTATTGTGAACGTTGTAACGCTTTCTAGTAGGATCAAATTCGGCAAATATCTCATCTGTCCCATGATAGAATACTTGAGGTTCGCCATTTTCATCCAACATCTTAGATGCGTTTTCTGGATCGTTTTCCCAATCTCCAAACCAATTCTTAAATGCTTCAGATCTAACTTTGTAGTATAGCTCTGGAGAAAGATTAGACGGTTTAGCATTAGGCGCCAAACGTTGTTGTGCTTTGCCAGTAACTTCTGATTTCTTAGTTACTACTACACCTGTCGCGCCAAAGGTATTATTCTTTTTAACATCAGCTGAATCACCTAATAATCCTTTAACGTAGTTAACAAGCTCGTCTCCCTCAAACCCTTTTTGATAAACGTCTACTGTCTTTCCGTCTTTAGCTCTTTTAATAATATAACTTTTATCTTCAGGACCTAGTTCAAAGTTCTTTGCTTGATCGATATCTCCTTTGAATTTCCTTGAACTAATAACAGCTGTGCCATCAATATTTAAGTTGTCAAAGATATTCTTTACGATAAAATCTCGCATATCTTTTTCGACTACATTGACAACATTTAAGGATACAATGCCATCAAATTTATCTTTGATATCTTTAGCGTCTGTATAAGTAACCTTGCCTTTACCTTTCCAATTTTCTGGATTGATTTCTAAAGACTTAACTCCTTTGCCAAGGACCTTACTCATTGCATCAGTTCCTAATCCAAATCCTGCACCGTAATCTAATATGTCTCCTGTTACACCAAGATTCTTAAGGATATCAGCCGCTTTAACGTAGCTACCTGTAGTAGTTGCTACCTGAGTAGTTCCGGATGTCTTAGATAAAGCCTTTGATGCCTCACTTGCGTTGCGGGACATTTGTGCTTTAGCAGTTACGTCTCCGGAAGGGGTAGGGGTATTATTGTATCCCAATAGTGGAGCGTTGACTTTTGAATCAGAAGAAACCATTTGATTTTCCCCTCCAACTTCTTTTAAATTAGGAGCATTTAATATAGAATGATCCAATAAATCTATTGGACCATCTGTTGTTTCCAATAATGGAGCTATTAATTTAGATTTTTCTAATCTTATGCTTTTACTAGTAAGAGCTATATCTTTTAAATCAGGAACAGTTAATTCAGAATTTTCTAAAGTAACAAAATGTGCATACCTAATATTTGGAATATTTAAAACACTATTAATTGAACTTATTGTTCCTATTGTAGTATTCTTTGGAGATTTAAGTATTTCAGAAAATGGTTTTGCAACATTTTTTGTGGTTAAGGTTGATATACCCCATAAATTAGGGGCATCAATTACTCCATTATTACTATATACATCTAGATTAGATAAGTATTCTAAATTTGGCAAATTCAATTTTGCAGGAAAATGCCCAAACAATTCTATCGTAGAAATATCTTTTACCGGTGAATTAAATTCACTATTTTCTACACTTACTTTCTTAATTCTTTTAATAGTTGGATCTAAAATTATTTGAGATTTATCTTCAATTTTTAATGTTAAATTTGAATCTATTAATCCTTGCGGAATAAGAATTCTGGATTTTTGTAGAGCTTCAATATATCTTATACCTAAGCTCCATTCGGGATTTCTTTTTTCTGTATTCCCAATAAATATTTCCGAATTCTCTAATGCATCAATTGATATTTCCCCACCCCTATCTGCAACAAAAATTTTATTTATGGAAATTGATGAGTTATATCTTGAAGCGATCACATTATCATTAGAACTTTGATCAAATTCTATTTCGTCTAATTTTATAGAACCTTCATTATAAGCCCACAATGAACGATTTTTCCCAATATTTTTTAATTTAGGTAAATCCAAATTAGTGCCATCAGCTTTTAAAGATGCAGATTTTTCTAAATTACTTATATTGAAATCTTCTTTTTTTAAATTTATAAAACCAAGATCTGCTTCAGACTCTTTTAAATTAGGGGCATAGAATTCTCCATAAATCTCTAATTCTACAGATTCATTATATCCTGGATCATATAATTTAAGTGTTTCTAGGGAAGGTACATTTATTTTGCTCCCTAATGGAATTTGAGCATTTGCTTCTATGCTAAATGATTTTAATTTAGGTAGATTTAAATTAAAAGATCTATTTTCCACAAGGTGACTTATTTCTAAACGATCATCTCCTATATATTCTAAAGATGGCAAATTTAATTCAAAATCATGTTCTCCGCCTTCCGGCAATTTTATTTTCCCTACAGACTTTAATAAAGGAGCTTCAACATTTAAAAAATCAGTAAGACTAATTTCTCCTATTACTTTTTCTAAATTAGGGAATAAGATATCAGGAGTAGTTAAACTTCCAATAACAACTGAATCCCCAATAATTAATCTTAAATTATTAAAATTAGATTTATTAAAATCTAATTGAATTGGATCCTGTCCATACCAATATTTTTTATTTCTATTTACTATAATTTGCCCTTCTCCATAACCAAAGTCTTTAGTATATTCTCCTAAATTATCTGAAATAATATCTTTTGCTTTTCTTAAAGCAAAGTTTTGTTCTTGATACGATCTATCTTGTGCCTGAATAAAACCTAAAACATCATCCAAAGATTTTGCCGGTTTAACAATTTTTTCATAAACAGCATTTAAGATTTTTTCATCGGCTTTAATTTTATCTTTACCTCTTTCTGCCGGAATAACACTTGATATTGAGCCATTTTTTTCGTCCCACCAATCATCAAATTGATTTTCATTTAATATAAATCTTTTTTTAGACATTTCATCTGGCAAAGAATCTAATATCTCTTTTAACTTATCTTGAATTTCGGAATCTTTTTTAAATGATTCTCCGTCAGGGAAAGTTTCAACTATTTCATCTAGTATTTTATTATCATTAGGTAATAAAGCTTGTCCTTCTCCAAGTCCCCTTACCTCATCAATTTTATCTTCACCCCGATATCTAACAGCAATTCTTGCATCTCCAGTTTTATTATCTACAAATACATAAAAATCCCCTCCCCTTAAATGACTTTTTGCCATTCCAAGAGTTCCCCCTGTACACCATTTTGCAGGATACTTATGAGATGTACTAGTAATTTTATTCAAATCTGACGCTTCTTCCGCATCGTTACTTTGCTTAAACTTTAACCAATACCCTTCTCCTGTACGACTTTCTTTATTAATATATTTTTTAAACTCAGAATTCTCTACTTCTATTTTTGGTTTAGTTAAAAATGCGTGAAAATAAGCTTCTCCTGGAAATGCATTCTTATCAGCATAATCAAAATAAACGGTTGGTAATATATCTGATTGATAATTAGGAATAGGATTTTCAGTAGAATTATATTGAGATGCTTTTACTGGACTTCTAATAATTGTGCGATTTTCATTTTCATCAACCTCTATTGAATATCTATTAGCAATAGAATCCTTAATCATTATATATTGAAAAGGAATACTATAAGTATTGTTCCCTTTTAGGTAACCTATATTTGCTAGTAAAGAAGTTTTCTGAATTTCTTTTGTCTGCTTTATATATTGTTCTTTTGCATAATCATTATCCTTAATCTGCTTCCACTGAGTAAGGTTATCTGTATACCTAGGATCTTCAGAATACTTTTTAATCTGAGCATCAATATACCAAGGCTTTAAATCATTTAAGTAATACTTATCAGAATTATTTGCGTCAGCTTCTATCTCCTCCATCTCTTTCTGCATTGCTTCAATAATCTTATCCTTATCGCCTACAGCAAATAAATTATTATTACGCCCCATTTCTCTTGCTAAAGCTTGCCCCATCCAAAGATCACTATCCTCCATTCCTTTTACAACCCTTAAGAATTTCTTAAAGTCTTGTGAGTCAGAAAAGTTACCTTCTTTAATCTGTGATTTAGCAGTAGTTTCAGCACCCTCAGTTGGCAAAGATTGATCCGCTTCCATCGTTGGATTACCCACAATAACATGGTTATCAATTGCATTTAAGCGTTGTGCTTCATGATATGCTTCACTGCCTGGAGTTAATCCTTGCATCCTTGATTCTTGCGTAGGGGTTAGAGGTACAAATGTCTTTAAATAAGATACATCTACCTTACCACCGGTTTTAAATGCTTGAGCCAATCCTTCAAAGTATTTAACTAATTCTTCTCCGGATGTAGTATTTGCAAATGCAGAATCAATAACACCTCTTAAAGAAGGGCTTTGAATACCATCAGCAATTGCTAATAAGAAATCTCTTAAAGCAAGAGCTATTTGCTGAAGTAATGTTTGCTCAATCTTAGCATCTCCAGCAGTCATAGCCCCAATCATTTGAGTTATAAACTCTTCAGCTCTAGATTGATTTGCTTGATCGTTTTGCAATAACTCTCCAGTAATATCTCTACCGTAGCTATTTGCAAAATCAACCAATGGCTTAGATTGACTATCTTTCATTAAGCCTAAAATCTTATCACGCATCTCAATAAATGCCGCAGGATTTTCATTAGCTAACTTCATTAATGCAACGTGCCCTACTTCGTGTCCAATAGTATCTTCGGTAAATATCTCGTTGTTAATATGGACAATAGGATTGTATCCTTTATTCTCTGTCACAACACCAGACGCTTGATCGTTTACCGCATTACCATATGCTTTTTCACGAGCTTCCTTTACAGATAGTCCACTATCAACTAATCCTTGATACATCGCATCGGCATCTGCATAGAATACCATTTTAGCGTCAGGATCAATTGATTGCATTGCCGCATTCAAATTAGCAATAGCTTGCAGTTGCTCTTTAGTTTTGCCTTTAAATAAATCGTAATTAGTATTAGGTAAATTGCTGTCTATTTCAACAGTTTCTTTCATTACCTCTTCAGACTCGCCTGCTTGTAATCTAGTAGCTTTATTATCTGCTTTCTCTTTGGCTTTTACTTCTGCTTCTTTTTGAGCTTCTTGTTGTGTCTCAATTGCGTGATCAAGAATTACTTGCCCAAATTCATTATTTAGTTTAGTAATATTTTTATCAATCTGCGCTTCAGTATCTACATTCTTAACCTTTCCTTTGTCTTGCTGTAAGGCTTGAATCTTACCCATAAGATCAATTGCTACCTTTCTTTTTTGAATAGGTAAGGATGCAATTAAAGCGTATCTTTTAGCAGATTGCTCTGCACTATATTTAACAATGTCATCAATTTGTTTTTTAGCGGTATTCCTAGTTTGTTCAGATAAAGAAGTATCGTTTACGATTTCCTTATACCTTCCAATCATATCTTTTTGATCAGGCGTCAACTTTGTAACAGAACCAATTAATGTAGGTCCCATAACAACACCACCTGTAGCAAAACCAACTAAAGCTCCATTTTGAGCATCACTTATCATTTTCTGATATGCTTTGTTGTCAAATTCCCCCTTTTCAATTGTATCTACAGCAAATTTAGCTACAGCAGTTAATACCTCTTCGCCTCCTTCTCCTAATGCACCTTTAAATACATTTACTAACGGTTTAGCATATGTTCTATATATTTCATCTTGTAATGCTTTTTTGCCCCTTTTTTTAAGATAATCTTGCATTTCTGTTTTTGCGGCACTTTGTCCTAATTTAACAACAGAGGTGCCATATTTTCTTAAGGCAACAATGTCACCAGGGAATAATCCTTCAATCAAGCCTGAAAGTCCTCCTTTAACTATACTTGTTACTGCCTTTAAATTAGAGATTTGTCCTTCTTCTTTATAAACTTGCCCTAATTCGCCCCCTGTTTCTAATACGGCAGAACTTGCAATTATCCCTGCAGTAGATCCTCCAGATGTAGCCATTAAAGCCAATTGAGGTAATTGTTGCAATACACTTAATCCAAGCTTTTTCATTCCGTCCCATACATCTCCTTGCTTAGATGATGTAAGTAAGGCTACCGGATCTTTTCCAATATTTTCATCTTTAATTCCCGAATTCATTTCGGCAACCATCATGTATTTCTCACTTGCTTTAGAAAACTTTTGCCCTAATTCAAATAAATCATCCGACAAACCATATTCGCCTGCTTGTAATTTTGTAGCAGGTTCTGGTTCTACACCTGCCGCTGCTGCAGCTCCAATAGGACCCTCTTTTTTAGCGTCTTCAAAATATTTTGTACCTAATGCAAGCATATTTGTTAACCCGGCAGCAGCCATTGCTCCTCCAGATTTTAATGCATTAGGCGTAAGTGAGCTAAGTAATTGTAATGCAGGCGTAACCACAAAATCAAATGTCGGGCTAATATCATGCATATCTTCTGCATTAATATCATTTTCAATAAGTTTCTTAGCTGCCTCTCTTGATTCTTTTAATGCTTCCTTATCAGCTACTTTACCGTATTCCTCCCAATTAATTTCAGTGGCATCTTTCCCAGCAAATTTACTTAACTCATATTTTACATTTTGAGGTCCAGGACCTTTGCCTTTTAATAAACTTTCAAGTTGCTTTGATTCGTATTGCTTAATAGAACTTCCTGGAATTAATATATTCCCCTCAACGCCTGCTTTAGAAGTTATATCTTGAACAGCTACTTTTGCTTCAACTGGTTTTTTGACAGCAGTAGATGCTGGCTCGGCTTTTTTCTTTTCAATTACTTGAACTGGCTTTGAAATAAATTTCTTAGCTAATTCTTCTTTTGATAAAGTTTCTTCCTGAGGAGCCATCTGCACCATACCAGTAGTACTAGCAGGTTTTGCTTTAGGCTTTTCTTCTTGAGTTGTAAGTAAATTAGTATCTGTAGTTAATAAATCTTCAGAAGTGATATCTATTGGAGGGGTTGTTGAATTTAATTCAGCCATTATATTAATTTTTATTTAATACGCTTTTACTCAATCTACTTAATTTTCTTCTCTTTGATATAATCTTCTCTCGAAATAGGTTTGCCACTAGTTTTTCTAGCTTCAAGAGCTGTTTTAATCATCCCTTCTGTAACAACAGTTCCGCTTGGAGTTTTACCTACTACGGTAGCAGGATTAGCTCCACCTGCAGGAGGAGGAGTGTTTGCTTGAGGAGTAGCTCCTTTAGGGGTTTTTAAATTCAAGATAGAACTAGCCATTTTCCCTTTTAATTTTTCAGGAAAAGCCATTGCGGAAGTTGTTCCTATAACAGATTTTAATTCAGCAGGATTTAATCCCATTTTCTTCCAAACAGTTTTAGCTCCTTGTAAATTATTTTCATCTTGCCAAGGATTACCGCTTTCGTCTATTAAAATATTGGCATAAAAATTCCCATCAGAAGCTCTACCAATTTCAGAAGCAATAGCTTGTGTTGTAGGTCCTATTTTAAGTTTAACATTTTTGCCTAAAGATTGAGAATTTGCTGGACCTACTCCTGGAATAGTAATTAAAGAAGAAGATACTAATTCAGTCCCGCCAGAAGTTTTTGCAGCGGCAGCTCTTTTAGGAGCCGGTGGTTTAATAAACGATTCTGTTACATCACTTGAAAGCTTATCGATATTCATATTCAATATTTCTTTCCTGCGATTTTCCATTGGGATTAAATCAGCTCCTGGACCCGCCTTTCTTACTAACATATCAATAACTTCCGGATGATTTTTTTCCATTAATTGATAATCGTAATCTTTTGTTGGAATAGGGACCTGAGTACCATTAGGACCAGGAACCATTGTCATTGCAGGACGAGAAGAAATTTTAGTCTTTGGATCATATACCATTCCTTGGTATGTTTGTCCTTTCCAAGATGTATAACTCCCATCAGGATTTTTAACAACGCCATTAATAGGTGCCTTAGGGCGTATTGTTTGATACGTTTGATTTAAAATACTCATCTCATTAAGATTATTCTCAATAGCATTTCCGTAATGTCTTTGAGCATCTTGCGGATTAAGAATATTTGGGTCCATAGTAATCTTCCTAACATCATTAACCGCTTTTTGCATATTAGGAATAAAATCCTTTTGTGCAATTAAATTTGTTAATGTAGATTTCTCTAATTCAGCTTTATCTTCCCAAGCTTGTTTTTCTTGCTTAATCCTTGTTACAGCTTGTGTAGCCATAGCAAGTTTAGCGTGATCCAATGTCCCATCGGGTTTTATTGCACTAGCTAAATCTTGAACTAAATTATTCGCTTTATTAGTTATATCTTGGCGTCCATACATATTAACCTTTTCTTTCAAAGATTCAATATTAGCAGCCATATTTGAAACAAGAGAATAGTCGCGTTGCTTCTGCTCAACTATATGAGTGAAAATATCTTCCATGCTACCGCTAATATCCTTGAATGTTTGTCGGATATTTGCTGATGGATTATATGAATAATTATCTGCCATAATTTTATTATTTTCTGCCAGGTAAACTCCAGCCATTCGCTTGTAACATTAATTTTAAGTTATCCATTTGAGCAGTAGCAGCAGTATTAGCCATCATACTTTTACCTAGCCCTAAGCCAATATCTCCAACACCACTCATTACAGCAGCTTGGGCATCAGCATAACCACCTGCTAGTCTAGCTTCCTGCCCATAAAACATATTTTCTTGTCCTAATGAACTTTGTAGCCTACCCTGTTCAACCCCTAGTAAAGCATTTTGCCTTGCATTAAATGAGGTAAATTCTAGTCCCCTTTCTCTTGCTTTTGCAGCAGCTTCCTGAGCCATTGCCGCGGTTAACTGTTGATCTTTCTGCATTTGCATAGCAGTTTGAGTTTGCATTGATTGCTTCTCAATATCTAACTCTTGGCTACCTAAAATACTTTGGTTTAAACCAGCTAAGTTCATTATATCAACTCCGGATCTTGCACCTTGTGCACCTTGTCTAAATGCATTTGCAGAAGATTGTCTCAATTGTTCTTTAGCAATATCTTCTCCCATAACTCTACCACCTCTATTCGCGGCAAGTTGTTGAAGTTTTGCTTCAGCAGTCATTTGAGCATAAGGAGTTGTATCGCCCTTATAAACATCTTGTTGTTTAACTAAATCTGCTAAACTAGTAAAACCGCTAGTAAGCCGATCTCTTTGAGCATTTGCGAAAGAACTTTGAGCTTGAATAGCTTTTTTTGTAGCACCTACTTGAAATAACGCAGAGCCAACTTTGGCTAATCCTCCAACTGCTAACGCACCTATGGTTAATGGATCCATAATATTTTATTTATTTACGAATGTCCTGATACAGGTTCTACTTCTATATCAATTGAATTTATTTTCATACTTTGGCTTCTATCTAACAAATTTAAAACAAATTTATTCAAATACCCCACAATATAATTACCTGTTATTAAATTAGATTCTACAATAGTTCCTGTAGTATTCTTATCTCTTAAAACATGAGCATACAGCCTATTATCTTCAACAAGAAAATTAGATGGTAATAACTTACTTACTTGATTATTTTCATTTGTAATGTCAATGGATAGTATACCTGATTTAACATAATTTGATTGCGTATAGTCAGTAACGTTCATATTATGCCAAATAGATAAATTTCTAGGCATTACAGGGTATTTGCTATTTAATAGAAATGTAATTGAACTGTCATAAGTAGTACCATTAAAGAATGTATTATACCCACTTTGTAAAGACAAGTAAACAATATTGTCTTTAATTAAAACCATTCTATCGCCATAACTTTCTGCAAATCCAGTTCTAAAATTATAGAACGATACCCATCTCTTTAAGTTATCAGAATATCCAACAGATGATCCCGATGAATTAAATCCAATTGTAACCATGTTGTAAAATGGATCATATGCAAAGTTAGCTGAATTAGAAGCACCTCCTTGTTCTCTAAAATAAGATTTCATGAAAATATCACTAATAATTTCAATCCCTTGATCTGTATATTTTGCAACCTTTTTAGTAAAATCATCCCACCACCAAATAACACCTTTATAATTCATTACAGATGCTTTATCCTGCAAGCCAATCCCGTCCCCCATACTTCTAATGGTACCAATTAAGTTAGCTGTTAAGGCCCTAATTGAAGCATTATTGCCCTGAGATAATTCTTGTTCCCCTAAGAATATATAACTACATTCCCTTTTACTCATTGCAAGTAACATTGCTCCATTGCCTTGTAGCCTTGAAGCTCTTTGTAGTGACATAATATCTCCGTTTTCAATTGGGACATCATTACTATCTAACGCAAAGAATGAATTAAGGTTATTTATTTTAGTTCCAGGGACATAATTACCTGAATACCTAATAGTATTAGTTCTCCTAGGAGAAACTACCTTAGAAGCAAGAACTAGTGGCTTCCCAGAAGAAGTATTCCAACTTGGATTTGTTGTTGCGTTTGAAATATTTCTAACTATAAAATTAGAGTTAGTAGTATTTAATTCTGTATTGGTATTATATATACTAGTTATTTTTGCTTCTGTTTTGTTTGCTACTATTTTAAATGTAACAGCCTGCCCTGAAGTAGCTTTTGATAATAAAATAGAGCCAGTTGAAACCTCCCCTTGTAATATATATACAAATGATAAATCAATGTAAAATTGATCATTTGCGTTAATGTCTACATTTATATCAGTGGGTAAAATTAATTTATGTACTCCGCCTAATGCTAGTGTACCTGTTGGATTAGCATAAGTTCCGACGTTTCCTGGGAATGTTTCTGCCCTACCAAATTTTACCGCATCTAAATAAACATTCTTTTTATTATCATAAGGGACTCTCATTATCTGAGATTTTAAATAATATGTCCAGTCACCAGAAGGATCTAATCCATCAAATCTTGTTATATAATTTATACTATATGTAACCTTAAGATTGTATTCTACTGAAATAAAACTTGATGTAGGGTCCTGTTTAGAGTTAATATAAAAATTAGCCAATCTAAATGTTGGACCTGAAGCACCTCCCGTTACAGGTACCTTATTTGCATCTAATATTACAGCCCCATCTTGATTTGTAGCACCTGTTCCTATAGTTGTAAATAATGGACTTATCTTTTGCGTCTTTTCTAATTCTTGAACATCATAAGAATAATCGTCAACAATTTCAGAACTCATCGCACAATATACCTCTGTAGTTCTATTTAAAACAACAACCTGAGGATCAGTGATTTCTAAGTTTGATTTAAATGGCTCTGTTTTGTATGTAGGAATAGATAGTTTAGTGAACACCATATCCCCAATAAACTTAGTTGAATTAAGTAATCCATCTCCAGAGAATGTAGTTCCAGTACCAACAGCCCAAGTACTAATATCCACAAGACTTCCAGATTCATAAAACACTAAGTCCTGCTCTTCTTGAATTTGTTTTGGCGTATATATTTCAAAGAATAAATTTGCCGGAACAGGGACTGCTGGCATAGTCACAGCCACTCCTTTAGTGTATATGCAATAAATTAAATTATCCTTTTGACTATAGATGTCCATTTCTAATAACCCGGCATCAGTGCCAGTGTTAATAGATATTTTATCACCTTTTTGATATGTATAATACTGTCCCGTCTTATACATTCCCATAATGTCAACAACTAGGTATTTGACTTTTTTAACGTCATCTATTGTGATAGATTGTCTTGGTCCGTCAAAAGTTGTTTCTTCTTTTGTGATTGCATTTTTTTCTGTAATCTCTATTTCAAAATAAATATTACTAGCAAACCCTTCAAATATAAAAGACTTCTCTTTATTTTTTGTGTAAACCAATTGAGCATATTTAGCCCATGGTGGTTTAACCCATCCAGAAGCAGGGACTACAGCTATATTTGGAATAATTGGATAAGCAAACTTTCCTGTTTGAATCTTTGAATAAGCTTCAACTCCTCTAGTTTTTAATGCTTCATCGTAAAACGCTATACCAACATCATATGTTGAATTATTTGCTAAAGGCTTAACATATCCGCTTCCGTTTGCTGTTGTTTCAGAACTAGTTGCAGAATAAGTTGATCCAGAAGCTCCTGTTATATAAGACTTTGAATTTCCGGCAGTCCCTAATGCATATCCATCAGTAACAGTAAATGTTAATTTATTTGCATTGTCTGCAGTATAATCATCCTGGATGTTAGCTAAAAATAATCTATTCTTAGCAACCTCAATATGATTCGCATTAACAGGAACCGCATCAAATGATTTAGAAGATGTAATTAAATCTAAACTTTCGTAAATCTGCCCAACCCATGTAACAGAATCTGCAACACTTCTTAATTGAGTTACCATTCTCCTCCACGTCCCTATATTACCAATTCTTACATAAATTTCAATCTCTGTTACATAAGTAGGCGTCCCAGAAAAATCAAATGCAATAACATATTTAACTGTACCTTTTTCCCCTTTATACATTTGGGAATAATTACTTAATACAGAAAATTCTCCAGAATCATATTTATATCTAGATGCAAACTGAAAATCATTTGCTTCTAGAAATTCAACAGAGTTGCCTCCCGTTAAATATTTCTGAATAGTAATAACATTATTAGGCGTTTTCTTTTGAAGCTTTAAGTCCGCTAAAGTAGTATATTCTCCTCCGGAAACTGTACGATCTAGTGAGTGGATTAATACAGTTCCTGATTCACAATAATTCCAAACCACTGAAGTCCCAAGTACAACTAAGTCAGGAACAAAATCTGTTGTAACTCCATGCGTATAAATAAACAACTGAGTAGATGTACTTATTGTTGTATTAATTCTATGAATAGCAGCTTTTGTTGCATTCTTTGTTAGTACATATATAAATCCGTCAGCATTCTGAAATGTGGCTTTTACTGAATCCGGGTAAGTAATTCCTGTAGCAGCAAAAGATTCTAGCATTCTTACTGCTCCCGCTCCACCCGCTTTACCTGTATCAAAAACAATATTATTTGCATCCGAATAATCTCCCTCAGGTAAATTATTTGGATCTATATCTTTATTTAAACCACCTGATGCTCTGAGAGTTACCTTAGCCATTTGTTAAATGTTAAATTCTTGTTTGTTAATTCTTCAAACTACCATGGATACCTTTTCTAATCAATCCAACCATTTCAGCGTAATCCATTGAATTCATCCTAGCACGAAATATACGTCTAGCATTTTCAAAGTCTTGCTTATATATTTGAAGCATTCCAATTCTACCTCCATCTACTTGAGTAGCTTTCATTTGTACATACTTTGTAATTACATCTGTAGCATATGGAGTAACCAAGTTTGCAGAAGATTTACTTACCGCAGACGAAATATATACCAAAGTAATTTCGGTAAACGTTGTTGTATTAGAGAAAACAATTTCAGAATTAATAGTATCGATATCATACATTAATAACGGTTTACGTTGCTTACCATAATATCTGCCAATTAATTCTCCCCTTGTATTTAAATTATTACCACCTGAAATTAAGTTGTAATTAAATTCTGAATCATAATTTAATGTAGTATCAAAAGGGTATGGAATTCTATTTCCACTCACATCATAATTGTACATTTTATTTAAAGTACGATCTCTCTCTAATGGAAGTAATCGTTCTCCTTGTTTTGCAGAAACATCTACAAGATCAATAAAATCATTAGGTAGTACTGCTCTCTGGTAACTTGTTAAATTTAACTTAACCATTTTAATGTTACCCATATTGTAATCCATTGATAACTCATCTGTAATGCGTAGCGCATGATGTAAATAACGAGTATAATAATGCAATGGAAGCCCATTGTCTAAAAGAGCATCGCGAACAATTATATTTAGTGATTTAGTTTTCATAATTATTGTTGTTGTTTAACAGCTAATTCTGCCTGAGAAACTCTACCATTACTTATTGTTTCTAAAGCATCTGAAATTACAGCTGATTCTACCTCAGGAGAAATAGGAAGTAAATCATTCCCGTTTAATACTGAGAAATCAGATACAAGTAGATTTACTTTTACAGTAGTAATTGAGCCATTCCCAGCTAAAGTGATATCTTTTGTAAAGTATACTAATTTACCTTGAACATAATATCCTACTTGCCCTTCTAAATAACTTACATTAGCCCCATCAGAAATGTTACCAAATACTAATACATCTTGTGCTGGGATTGGGATATAAGGGGTTCTTGCTGCAGTTAATGCTGCAATACTCCATATGCCCATATCCATAGGCAAAGTTAAAGGTATTGATGGAAGTGTAATATATGCACGATTATTTGACGAGTCCGCTGTTACCGCACAACTGTATTCTATTAAATTACACCTAGGAACATCATACATCCCAGCTTTAAATGAATCAGCAACCTGAAGTTTTAAAACTTTGTTTATAGATTGTTCTACAATAATTGTTACTTCTCTAATGTCAATTATATCTGAAGGATTATTTTTATCAATAAACCTGGCGTATAACCTCTGTACCTGTTCTGAAATTTTATTCTTAGTAGTTGCCATAATTATCTTTCATCTGAACGCTGATTTTGATCCATTAACCCTTCAACACCTGCGACATCTCCATCTCTTAATGAAATTCCTAAATACATTAATGCACGAGTAATTATATCCGTATAGTATCTATCTGAAATATCAATATCTACGCTACCTGTTGAATTATAAGTAAAGTTTCCTGTCGTGCTATTAAAGTTATATGCAAATACTGCTGCAGGAGGTTTTCTTACATATACTAGCGTATAAGTATATGTCCCGCTTACAGGTACCGGAGAAAATTGAATTTTAGGAATATTTGCTGAGTCTTCAAAAAGTATATATATAGTTGCTACAGGGAAAGATGTTGTAGGGGGTAAAATTTTAGAATTTTGTATTTCCAAAAATTCATCCCAATTAAGTAAAGTTCCTTCTACAGGCGTACCACCTGTTTCGGTAATATAAATAGTTAATCCTTCAATGTAATCAGAAGCAGCCCCAGACAAAGATTGTGTTCCTGTATTAGCAGCAACGGTAAAATTAGATCTTTTAACTAAAAGATGATCGTATTCAAATTTACCAGTACGTCTAAATTTTGTTATAACAGCGCTCAACCAATCTGAAACACCACGATTTATTGCTCTATCTATTTCTTCTGGCGCAATAAATCCGCCCTTATTCTTTTTAAGAATCTGGCGAATGAATTGATGGGCATCGTTTATTGAAATTGCCATTTGTTTATAATTAATTTATCCAAAGTTATGAATTTTTTTTCTTATATACGATAATGCCCCAGCTTATTAAACCGAGGCATTACAATCATTTAACCCAAAAAATATTACAATGAATCTATTAATTTTGATAGTTTTTCAACAATCTTATTTTCTATATCAAATTTAGCTTCATTTAAAACCTGAATGGCATCTAATGAATCCAATAATATATCTAGCTTATTACTAAGCATTGAAATTCTTTTTATTTCGTATAGATCCTCTTCGGTATATATACTAAAATTGTTATCTCCGTATCCCATCATCTTCCTTGTTTTTTATATGGTTTGCTATAATTTTTTGAACCCTTAGCCGAAGATGTCTTTGTCTTTGCGTGAATACCCTTGTTATTCTTCTTGGGCTTACTTTTAAATATTGTTACGTTTAGTGCCTTTGCCATAAGTTTAAATTATCTCCCAAATATATACTTAAAGTATAAGAATCCAATGATTAATAAACTCTCTAATATAAATGCAGTAACTAGCCACGATGGATAGGTTACTTTTGTCACAATTTTAGTAGAGTTTTTAACATCAGAAGTTTCCATATAACGATACTTTTTCTCATATACACTCCTAATAGAGTCGATGTTTACGGTGGCTTGAATCTTGCCTCTGTAAGACCTTATAATTATCTTTCCTTGTGGTAGTGTTATCTTGCTATAGAAAGTCGTTAAGATGCCAGCAGAATCGCAAGGATTGTCAATTGTTAGCGT